CTTCGTGAGTTCATCAAGGGCGGCTGGCACGTGCTCGAACCGGCCAACCCGTACAAGGCGAACTGGCACATCGATGCGATCTGTGAATTCCTGACGGCCATCACGCAGGGGCAAATCCGTAACGGCGTCATCAACATTCCGCCGCGGCACATGAAGTCGCTGGCCATCTCGGTCTTCTGGCCGACGTGGGAATGGCTCTCGCAGCCGTCGCTTCGCTACATCACCTCTTCTTACCGCACGGCTCTCTCCAGGCGCGACAACGGCAAGGCGCTACAGCTCATTGAATCGCCGTGGTTCCAGCAGCGATGGGGTCACAAGGTCAGAATCCGCAAGGATGTGCGCTCAAAGACGCATTTCCAGAACACGGCCACCGGCTACCGCATCGCGACCTCTGTGACGGGCGGCGTGACGGGCGAGGGCGGCGACCGCGTGATGGTGGACGACCCGCACAACGTCAAACAGGCCGAATCGCTGGCGGTGCGTGAATCGACGCTCGACTGGTGGGATGGGGCGATGTCGTCGCGCGGCAACAACCCGAAAACGGTCGTTAAGTTGATCGTCATGCAGCGCGTCCATGAGCACGACCTGGCCGGCCACGTGCTCGAACAGGGCGGCTACGAGCATCTGTGTCTGCCGGCCGAGTATGACGGCAAGCGCCGGAGCTATTCGGTGGGCACGGGCGAGTATTTTCCCGGCACGGAGCTGCTCAATAAGGAAGCGCGCGAGGCTGCCCTGCGCTCGCTCAAAGAGTCGGGGCTGACGCTGCACCCGAAGACGAATGAGATTCGTGAGATTCGGGAATATGACCCGCGCACCACAGAGGGCGAATTGCTCTGGCCTGAGCAGTTCGGTGATGAAGAACTCGGTGAACTCAAGCAACGGCTCGGCATCTACCGCGCGGCCGGCCAACTGCAACAAGACCCGTCGCCGCCTGAAGGCGGACGCCTGAAGCGCGCGTGGTGGCACTTCTGGCAGTTCGAGGGGATGAATTTGCCGCCCGTTCCCGTGAAGCTGCCGAAGGGCGGCACGGTGCGCCATCCCGTTTACGTCCTGCCCCGCGAGTTCCAGCCCTACACGCCCGGTCGCGGCCTCTCCGGTCTGTTTTCCGAGACGATCCAATCGTGGGATATGGCGTTTACGGGCACGGCGGAATCTTCCTTCACCGTCGGGCAAATCTGGGGGCGTATCGCGGCCAACAAGTTCCTGCTCGACCAGCACCGCGAGCAGAACGACATCGTTGAGACCATCGAGGCGTTCCGCACGCTGACGACTGACTGGCCGTTCGCCGCGGCGAAGCTCGTGGAGAACAAAGCCAACGGTCCGGCGGTCTGCCAGACTTTGCAGAACGAGATCGCGGGCATCCTTCTGACGCCGCCCTACGGCGATAAGGAAGCGCGCGCCGTCGCGGTCGCTCCCGGCATCCATTCCGGCAACGTCTTTCTCCCGCACCCCGACATGCCCGGCTATGAGTGGGTCTGGGGACTCATCAACGAAGCGGCGCGCTTCCCGCTCTCCACCTACAAAGACCAAGTTGACACCCTCGCCCAAGCCCTCCTGTATTTCGACGGCGGCCTCGACTACCAAGAAACGGAACTGAACATATGAGCACGACCATCACCGACACTCCCGATTATCGCAACGCCGAGCACACGATGATGCAGCCGGACTGGACGCTCGTTGCAGATCTGCGTCGCGGTCAAACCTACATGCGCAGCTTGGGGACGAAGTATCTGCCGAAGAACCCGCTGGAGACTCCGACGAAGTACAAGAACCGCGTCGCCATGTCGCGCTTCTATAACGTCTATCTCCACACCGAAGATGCTTTGATGGGACTGGCCTACCGCCGCGATCCCGTCCTCGGTGATGACGTGCCGAAAAGAATCCGGGGCACGCGCGGGGAGCGCGGGTCAGGCATTGCCGAGAACATTGATTTGCAGGGTACGCACCTCGCGCTGTTCATGCGCCAGGTGACGAAGCTGGCCTTTGACGGTCACAGCTTCATTCACGTCGAGATGCCGCCGAAGCTCAAACGTGGAGCGTCGCGCCTTGACGAGAAGAAAGCGAAGCGTCGCCCCTACTGGCGGCCGTATCGTGCCAATCAAGCTCTGAATTGGAACATCGAGATCGTGGGCGGTGTGCCGCGCCTGGCGCAAATTTCTTTCCTCGAAAACGTGCAGGTGAAAGACGGTCGTTTCGGCAAGACGTTCAAGGCTCAGTATCGCGTGATGCTGCCGGGCGGCTGGGAGCTGTGGGAAGAGTCGAACGACAGCGGGCGCATCACGGTCACGCGCAAAGATGCGGTCGCGGTTGATTTGCCGGAGATACCCGTTGCCGTCATCTACGGCCATAAAGTGGGCGCGCTCGTCAGCCAGCCGCCTCTGCTCGATCTGGCGCACGAGAACGTCTATCACTTCCAACTGTGCAGCGAGTTCCGCAACGTCACGCACATCGCCAACACGCCCGTCATGGTCAGAATCGGCGCGCGCACCGACCAGCACGGAAAGGCGTTGCCGCTCGGCACGGACAAAATCATTGACGTTGATTTGAAGGGCGACGTGAAGTGGCTGGAACACGCAGCGCGCGCCATCCCTCACGCCCGCAACGAGATCAAAGACAGCGAGGGGCGCATGGCCGTCACCGGCATGTCCCTCGTCGGCGGTCGCCCCGAGGTGGAAAAGACCGCGACGCAATCCATTCTCGATAACGTCGAGCAGACTTCGACGCTCGGCCTCATCGTGCGCTCGGCGGGCGACGCGGGCGAACAGTGTTTGGCGTGGACGGCGCAGTTCATGGAAGAGGGCGAGAACGGCGGCTCGCTCAACATGAACAAGTCGTTCATGAATCTGCAACTCGATCCCTCGAAGATGAGCGCCATCTCCGATCTCGTCTCCGAAGGTCAACTCACGGTCGAGACGATGTGGGCGATCCTCAAACGCGCCGAAGAACTGCCCGATGAATTCGATCCCGTTGAAGAGGCGAAGAAGTTGGCCGCGCAGAACGTGGTCAAAGGAAGCGCGCCGGGTGAGAAAGCCATCGAGGACAAGAAACCCGGTCAGCAGGGTGATGACAATGACGACAACGAAGACGACGATCAATAAGCGGTCGGCCAGATTACTAGGCGAATGGGAGTCATTGCCGGCCATCACTCCGGACGCGCTCTCGTTCGATGATCTGCATCGTCCGGCCTACGTGTTGGCCTCGCTCGATGCGGCCACGTGGGGCGACCCCGAGGCAGAGGAAGGCCAGCGCATTCTTGAGGTAGTTCCCTGCACCATCGTTAATTTCACCGAAGCGACTCTCACCATCCGCTTCACTTCTCACACCCGCGAGCTCTACAGCCTCGCCCTTGAATACATCATCTGCGCGCCCGGCTTCATCAGGTGGGCGACCCCGGAAGAGACAGCGCGCTGGATGGCTGGAAAGGAAGAGTTCAGTTATGACGACGGAATTTAATGCTGTCAGCGCCGGCGGGGCTACTGCCGCCGCCGTCGGCATTTTCAGCCTCATCATCGTTTCCCTCGTGCTCGGTTTGACCTGTGCCGGCCTCGTCCGGCAGAGCGTTCGGCTGCGCCGCGAAGTGCGCGCCCTGACCCGCACAAGCGAGTGGCAGAACCGGCGTATTAAGCGACTGGATTGCTTGCGCAATCAGGCGGTCGCAAACATCACTCGCCTCTCGCTGCGCAACCACGATCTTTTGCTCCAACGTCGTCACCTCGGCACGGCGCTCGAAGATACGGCGAAGGAATTAGACCTGGCGGAAGGCGTCATCCTCGGCCTCTCGCACGTCTCCGACGAGCAGCGGCAGACCATCCGTGATCTGCGGTCGGAACGCGAGGGATTGCGCGAGCAGGTCAAGCGCGGACAGGGCAATTTGCAACTTGTCGAGCGCTTGCTGTCCGGATCGCGCGCCGAAGCTCGCCGGCTGCGCCGCGAGCGTGACGAGTTTGAATTGCAGCTCTTCGCTCATGAGATGAAGGAGCGCCTGGCCAGCGTCATCACCACGCCGGCGAGCCTGAGCATTGAGCGCATCGAGTGGAAGGATTCAAACAACATCTTCGTCGAGGGCGCGGGACTGAACGGTGAGCGTCGCGCCGATGTCTCGGTGGAGTTCAAAAACGGAGTGTTCGAATACAACATCGAGGGGACGCGCGAAGCCATCCTCGAATTGCTGCCTATGGAGAATGAAATGGTGGTGAAAGGCGCGCGCTCAGAGGCGTTCGTGCGCAACACGATGGCTTTTGAGCCGGAGCAGAACCCGCTGGCCGCGCCCGCCGGGCTCTACATCAAGCGTGTCGATAATGACCTGTTGATTAGCTGGCAGACCGAGATCGGGACGACGTATGAAATCTCGGACAACGGCCGGAGGATTCTCATGCGCGGTCTGAGCATGGCGAATTTCCGTCATGCCGACGCGTTGGAGACCCACCCGGACAGGCTGACCGGCAGTTGTTACACCTATTACGTTCGCGCCGTGCGAGGCGAGGAAGAGTCGCCGTGGGCGACCATCACCATCACCGTTCCGCGGGCGCAGCGAGAGCGCGACCACATTACCGGTGGCATCATTTACAAGCGTTCAATCGGCCATCGTGATTTCATTCCGCACCGCAACAGTGGATGGGGATGGGCAGCGCAGCCTGAGACCAGCTGCGAGTCGTTCGTCCCGCCGTCTGTCTTCACCGGCGCGTTGGAGAAGGGCTTGCCCCTGCGCTACACGCGCAAGCAGAGCGGCGATTACTTTGAGCATCAATTTACGCTCGGCGCTCCGGGCGATTCGTTGATGGACAAGTGAAACACGGATGCGCGGCGCGGGCGTGAGGACCTGCACCGCCGCAAGCGTCGTCCATAACGGGGCTGACGACGCGCCAGTACGTCGGGGCGCGGAAACGCAGCCAGAGGCCAAGCGAACGCGCCCCACGTACCTCTTACCTGATACCTGATACCTAAAACCTGTGCAGATCATCATCACACAACCCGTCGGCAGGAAGCGGCCGCGCGGCCGCGCTCAATTCTGGAACTCGAATGAGATTTCGGAGATGAGCGCGCCGACCGAGCGGCAGCAGGAAGACAGCCGGGCGCGCGTCGAGCGCGAGGCGGTCGCTCTCGCCCTGCTGCTGACGGCCGTGATCAAGCCCATGCTGCGCCGTCAACCCTCGCCCTATCTCTGGGACGCCGATGATGTGAGATACCGTCGCGCAGACAATGAATTTTTAATCCGGCGCCGTGACGTTGATGACCTGCTTGACGGCTTCCTCGTCGGCAGCCAGAAGCGCGCTGCCGCCATCGCCGACGCGCTGCTCTCGCGCGAGACTTTCATCTATGAATTTCAGACCGCGCTGGCCGCCGAGATACGTCACGCGCACACCATCGCGGCAGTGACGGCGCGCGGCGGGTGGGCGCAGATGCGCCCTGAAGACTTCCTGCGACTCGGCGCGCGCACGCGCAAAGAGTATGCCTACCTCAATGGCTTTGCGCGCCAGATTGAGACCGGTGAGCAAGCGATGAACGGGCACATCCGGGCGCGCGCCCGTCGCTACGTTCGCGCTGCGCGCTCGACCTACATCAACACGCAACACGAAATGCTCGTGGAGCGCGCGGGCAAATTCGCCGGCGTGCTGCTCGGCCGGCGCGTGTACGGCGGCGACAGCCGGAGCGAGCGGTGCGACGGCTGCGAGCGCGAGCATGATCGCGGCTGGCAGTTGGCTGCCGGCGTGGCCTACATCGGCAGCCAGGAATGCGGCCCGAATTGCAATTGCTATCTCATCTACAAAGTTGTGCCATCCCTCACCAGCGCCGACGAACTGATCGGCACGCTCGAAGACTTCGATGAGTAACCAGGACGAAAACGAAATCAAGTGCCTGTACCCGGGCTGCGGCAAGGTGGCGGCGGAAGTCGTCAACGGCACGCTCGAATGGCGATGCCGGCATTCGGGTGAGACGCACGTGAATTTCATCAGCGTCGAAGCGCTGGCGCGCAAACTCTCGTCCGCTGGATACGTCCTCTTGCCGCTCACTGAACTCGTGGAACTGCTCGCCGGGCGGACGACGCTCGCCGTCGTCGTCGAGAGAATCGGCGGCAGTTGAACAAAAATGTTTGACAACCTCTCTGCTCGTGTGCTTCACTTGATCCGCTTTGTTCAGCGCGTCTTGAGAACGCCCGCGAATGCAGAATGAGCGCCACGTGCGCCACCCGTTGCAATCGCGGGCGTTTTTGCGTCTGCGGCTCGCCCTACCATTCGAGCCGCCACTGGGACGCCTGACACCTACAACCCTCACTCACCGAACCCCGCCCGGGGAATCCTTCTGGAGATTAAACCTCACCTATGAAACTCAAAGCCAAAATCAAGGAGCTCACCGAAGTCGATGAGGCTTTTCGCGGCCTCTACACCAAAGTCGGAGACAGCTACGAACTCACCGCCGTCGAAGGCGTCGAAAGCCTTTCGTCGGTGACTAACCTCGTCTCGACCACCACCACGCAGTACGAAGCGCTCAAGGAAAAATTCAAGAACGTCGATCCGGCGAAGTATGCCGAACTGGTCGCCGCCGAAACTGAGTTCAAACAGTTGCAGGCGAAGATTGACGAAGCCAAGTCCTCGGTCGAACAGCAGCTCACGCAGCAGTTCACCGGCGAAAAGACGAAGTGGGGAACGCGCGAAAAGCAGTTGACCGACGCTCTGCACGAAGCCCTCGTCGTCTCGGCGGCCACGGCCGCGATCAGCAAGGTCGCGCCCGACTCGGTTGACCTGCTGCTGCCTCACGTCGTCGGCAAAATGAAGGTCGTCGAGAAAGACGGCAAGTTCGTGGCCAAAATCATGGGCGATGACGGCAAAGAGCGCGTCGTGTCCGTTGACGGCAAGACGACTGACTTCCCGATCTGGGACGAGAAGCCGGAGAGTAATTCGCTCCTTCGCGAGATGCGCGAGGACAAGCGATTCATGGGCGCGTTCCCGGCCTCCGACAAAGGCGGCGGCGGCGCGGCGTCCGACACGGGCGCGAATACGGGCGGTGCTGCTGGCGTCGGCGCGGCCGGTAAGACCGTCTCGATCTCACGCAACGCTCCCTTCGAGCAGTACAAAGCCGCCCGCGAGCAGGCCACCAAAGAGGGCGCCACCCTCCAACTCACCGATTAACGAATCTCGCCGGTGGCGGCTCGTCAGCAGCCGCCACCACGCAAGCTGACAGCGCGCGCCGCGCACCTCACCGGAGCGGCGCGCACCCACCCTTAGACCCTCACTCTTTGCAAGGAGCAGATAAAACCTCATGAGTAACAAGTTGGGATCATTCGATCCCGTTTTCTACGCCAACGAAGCCCTGATGCGTTTGGAGAACGTCCTCGGCATGGCGATGCGAGTCCACCGCGGCTACGACAAGAGCGCGAAGCAAAAAGGCTCGACCATCGACATCCGCAAGCCGTCCGAGTTCGAGGCCAAAGACGCGCCTTCGTCGGATTCGCAGGACATCGACACCGACACCATCCAGATCGTGCTCGACAAGTGGAAAGAAGTGAAGTTCGGCGTGACGGACGCGGAACTGAGCTACACCCAGGAGCAGATCATCGAAGAGCATATCAACCCGGCGGTCTATGCCATCGCCAACCACATCGATAACTCGTTGTGCGAACTCTACAAGTTCATCCCCTGGTTCTCGGGCGCGGCCGGGACGACGCCCTCGACCATCGAGGACATCACGGCGATTCATCAGGTGCTGTTCGACAACAAGGTTCCGATGGACGACCCCTCCAGGCTGCACCTCATGATCGACGGCATGGCTCAGGCGAAACTCCTCGCGCTGCCCGCCTTCCACACCGTCAACGGCGCGGGCGCGCAGGGTGCGAACACGCAGGAGAACGGCACCATCGGTCGCAAGTTCGGCTTCAACATCTTCGCCAACCAGAACGTGAAGAAACACGTGAAGGGCACGGTTGACACCGGCGCGCTGCTGACTAACGGGGCGTTCGCCAAAGGCGTCGAGTCGATCAACCTCGACGCGGCGGCGGTGACGGGCACGCTCGTCGCCGGCGATTCGCTCGCCTTCGCCAATCACTCGCAACGCTACGTCGTGACCAACACCGTCAACGCGGCGGGGAACGCCCTCGGCAACGTCGGCATCTTCCCGAAACTGAAGGTCGCGGTGGGCGACAACGTGGCCGTCGCGGTGACGCGCCAGAACGGGACGCGCAACATGGCGTTCCACCGCAACTTCGCCGCTCTCGCCATGGCTCCGCTCTCGATGATGGGCAACGGCAAGGGCGCGGAGATGCACGTCGCGCAAGACCCGCGCACCGGCCTGACCATCCGCGTCACGTTCTTCTACGACGGCCACGGCTCGAAGAACTACGTGAAGTTCGATGTGCTCTACGGCCTGAAGGTGCTCAACCCCGATCTTGCCGGTCTCATGCTCGGCTAACCCCTCACCGGTTTAGCCGAGCAGGCAAGCTGGTCGCGCGCCGGAGGACAGCACCGGCGGCCCGGTGCTGCGGTGATTCGCGCGGCCAGTTGAGAGGCGGATAAATCGGGCGGGGAACTGCCCCGCCCGGTTTTTCCTCCCTCATCCCTCATCCCTCAGCCCGTCCGACCGAGAATCGCAAACCACTTCCCTTCCCCGACCCTCTGAAAAAAAAACGAGTAAATATCATGGAAATCTTTGAACTAATCGAAGCCTATACGCCCGAATACGGCGACCTCCCGGTCAAAATCCGGCGCGAGGACTTTCGCCCCGGCGTTGATGAGACTGTCACTGAGCGCGCTTTCCGGCTGGATGAAGAGGCTGGGAAATTACTCGAACTCAAGGGCGCTCGCGCTGATTCCGGTCAAAATGAAAACGGGGCGAACACTTCCCTGCCTAAAGTAGTTTCTCAAGGTTTGACCGATCAACCCCCGGCCGTGACCGAACCTGCCGCCGAAACTTCAAGTAACACTGGAAATGTCGGCACGCCGACACGCGATCTGCCCGCAGACAAAGGGGAAGCCGGCCAGATCGCGCCCGCGCAGCCTGCGGGCACGGGAAGCGCAGCAACGGGGGCGTCAGATGCGCCGCCGACACCCGCTAAACCGCTCTCGAAAGCCGAGCGGAAAGCGGCCGCGAAACTCGCCGCCGCCGCCGCCGCGCAGGCCATCAACAATTTGTCCGGTGGCACGACGACGGGCGAGGGCACCAACACGGTTGATCCCGCTAAGGCGGCCTCGACCGGGACGGCAGGGAACTAATGCTCACCATTGATGCCACGGTCGCCGGAACGACCAGTAACAGCTTCCAGACGCTCGATGAGGCCGAGGCGTATTTCGCCACCGTCTTGCCCGCGCTCAAGCCGAACTGGACGGCCGCCGGTGATGAGGAAAAAAAGACCGCGCTCATCTCGGCCTGCTCCCGGCTGGAACGCTACCGCTACAACGGTGAGCGGACGACGCGCACACAGCGGCTCAAGTTCCCGCGCTGTGGCATCTGGACGCTCGACCTCGATGCGCTCGACGAGCGCACCATCCCGCGCGTGATGAAGGAGGCGCAGTGCGAGTTGGCCGAATACATGCTCGGCCAGATCGCGCCCGTCTCTTCATCGCTCGACCGGTTTGAAGAGATCAAGTTGCCGGGCGGGTTGAGCATCAAGCCGCGCTTTCAATCGGGTAGCTCTGATGACTTACCGGCGCGCGTCTCGGAACTCTTGAACGATCTTCTGTTGAGCGGTTCTTCGCTCATCCGGGCATAACGAAATGAGCGGCGGCGTCTACACAGATGTATTCACCGAGGCGGCAGAGATCGCGCGCCAGGAGCGGCACAAGAACCAAACGATGTCGCTCTGGGGCAAAGACCCGAATCCGCCGCGCGGCCACATCAAGTTGCTCGATGTGCAGACCTCCTGGTACGCGCTCTATTCCTCGCACGAACTGGCGACCGAAGCGACCGGGCAGACCTCGCGCCAGCGCACGCTGGACTTCTTCATCGCCGAGCGCGACGCGCTCACCGAAGAACTCGCCGCGGAAATCTCCAGCGTCGTCCTCGACGCTAAACGCTACACGCTGGCCACCGACCCCCGCCACGAAATAGGCGACCCCTTCTACTGGCGCATCATCTGTGTCCCGACCTGTGAAGGAATCGCGTGATGGAACTGGCACGGTGCGAATTCGTGGTCGAGTATCCGCCCGATTATCTCCGTCTCGAAGAGATGGTTCAGGGCGAACTCAAGACGGCCGCCAAGCATACCGGGGTGAAAACCTCAGACCGGGTGCGGCACAACATCGTGGAAGCGGGCGCGGTCGCCTCACATGCTCTTTTGAACTCCGTCGAGTGGGAAGTGACCGAAGACGCCTATGAACTCGTCGCGGAAATCTACTCGCTGGAAAAACAAGCCCTCTGGATCGAAGAGGGGCGCGCGCCAGGCCCGGTGCCGGTCGCGCCGATCATTGAATGGATGCTCGATAAGGGCATCACGCCGCGCGAGGGCGAGACGCTTGAGCAAGCCGCTTTCGCCATCGCCCGCCACATCGCCAAAACCGGCTATGAAGGCCGCCACGTCTTCGCGGACGCCGGCGATGAAATGACCTCCATCGCCATTGAAGCGGTTGACCGAGCCGCACAGCGCATCGGCCGCCGCCTCGCCTGACACCCTCACCATGATCAGCCAGGACGATTTCTGCCAGCACCTCATCAACCTTGTTTCCGCCTCCGGCACGGCCGGGCTCGGCAACAACTACAACCGCCTGCTCGCGTCTCTGGTCAAGGGCGACTGGAACGCGGATTTGCGGGTGAAGGTGGCGAACCCGCACAAGGGGAAGCTGCACTCGTGGATGGCTTCGGTCTTGACGGAAGGGCAGAAGCGGCAGGGCGCGCGCATGAATCACTATTGGGGCGTGCGTCTGCGCGGCATCCTCTGGACGTGGGACAACGGCGACAACGACAACTCCGAAAAATATCTCCGGGCGGAACTCAAGGCGATCAAAACCCACTTCGCCAACCGCAACGATCTCGACCTCGACCAGCAGGCGACCGGCTACCTGCGACACGACGAGATTCAAGTTACCAATAACACCATCCAGCATGCCGGCAACGGCTCGGCGCACGTCGTCAATCTCTTCCTCGGCTGCTACCTCCACGAAATGCTCACCTCACTCTAACTCTTCAACCCTCACCCTCAGACGAAAGGCTTCACCTCACCATGCCTCAGACAGAATTCTTTTCACACAATCTCAATCTCGGCGCGAGCAAAGACTATGAGGCGAGTTGCAACGGCATCCTGACGGCGGCCGCCTCGCACTTGCGCATTCTCATGGAAGGCAACGAGGCACAGTTGCCCGAACTGCTCACGCGCGAATCTTCCAACATGACCGGCTCAGGCAACGAGTTTGAGACCGGCGCGAACATCGTCTCGGATTACTTCGACGTGGTGCGCTTCCAGCGGGGCGAGTTTTTGAACCCGGAAGTCGGCGGCATGTTCTTTCATCAGGGACTTGCCGGTGGCATCGTCGATACGCCCGTCGCCGGTCAGGCCGGCGCGCACGATCACGAGTTCGGGATGCAACTGGACTCGGACGCCTCCGGGTTCAACATGCTCACGCGCTCGCTCATCGAGGACGTCGGCGGCGTCTCGTATGTCTACGGCGGCGTGGGCGTTGAAGAGTACGGGGTGAACTGGGACGGCGGCGAGTTTCCGAAGTTCGATACGAAGCTCGTCGGCACCGGCTATCACAAGCCGCTCTCGGATTACCCGGCGCTCACGCTGCCGACGCTCGAAGCGCAAATCCCGTTCAACTATCTCTCGTCGGTCGGCGCGAAACTCGAATGGACGGGCGCACCGTGGGGCGGCCTCTACAACGCCGCGAACTCCGGTCGCTTCATGGCCTTCCAGTTCAATTTCAAGAACAACCCGCTCATCGGCGGCAAGGAGCGCCAGCCGAACGATCCCATCATCACCGACGCTGACGGCTACGAAGGTGCGGTGCAGAACCGTCTGAGGCGCGGCGTCCGTGAGGCCACGGCGCGTGTCACGCTCCGGCTCGACAACCTCACGCGCGAGTTCAAAGCGCAGAAGTCGAAAGCCATCTGCACCAACCTCAAACTCGTTTTCCAGGGCGGGAAGATTGGGCTGACGACGGCGCGCTACGAATGGGAATTGAAGATTCCGAAATTCCGCGTCATGAAAGTCACGCCCGGCGAGATGAACCGCGAGGAAGTGCTGCATCTCGATCTGAAAATCTACAAAGACACCACCACGGGCGGACTCGTCAAGGGTCGCATCCGCAACAACGTCGCGGCCGGCATCATCGCCACCGTCTAACACTCGACCAGCGAGCGCGGGCGGCCTCTGACACATCACGCCGCCCGCTCCCTCCTTCAATCCTCACAGGTATTTCCGATTATGGCGCAGCAGAAGAAAACCACCCCTATGACAGCCGAGCAGCGCGCGCAGATAGACCACGACGCGCAGATTAACGGCGAACTGTACCCGGAAACCACGCTCACCTCGGAAGGCATCACCGTGGCTGAAGCGCAGCGCCGGGCACGCCAGGCGAACGACGACTGGCACAACCAACGAATGGCCGCGGCGAAGGCCGCCGCCGAAGCTGCCGCGAAACCGGCAGACAACGGCGCGGGGACGCCCGCCGTCGAGAACAAATAACCCTCACCAAATTTTCTGAAAGGTACACCTCCGACCATGAATCACCTCACCAACAATCCCGGACAGCCCTATGTGCTGAACACCAGCGAATCCATCATCCCCGTCAACATCGCCCCGGCCGGCGAGACGGCGCACTGGATCAAATGTCGTCTGCGTCGGCCGACGCGCGACGAACTCTTTACGCGCGAGCGTGAAAGCAAGATCGAGACGAAGCCGATTGCGGGCGGACAGAGCATCATCATCACCAACGACCGCGAAGCGAACATCAACCTCTTCCGCAAGATCGTGCTCGGCGTGTCCGGTCTCACTCAGGACGGGCGCGAGATACCCGTGGGCGACCAGTTGTTCGCGGCCATGGAAACGGGCTGGATGAACCGCGCCATTCAGGGCTATTACTCCGGCTCCGCGAAAGTGCGCTGGAACCCGGCGATGGCCTACGTCGATTCCGACCAGCGCGGCTTCATCTTCGTCACGCACGAGTTCGGCACACAGGAGCTGCCCGACTACGTGGCCGATTGGAAGTTCAAGAAGCCGGATGAACTCGTGATGGCAGACTTCCGCCTCAACTCGCAGAAGATTGCGACGGGCGGCGGCGGTCGCCGGGCGAAGTCCACCCTCATCACCGATCTGGCCGTCGCGGAACGCACGTTCCGGGAAATCTTCTCCGGAGTGGAAGGCGCGGCGCTCGCCGTCGCGAATGAGGCGGGCGACGGTCTGACGTTCATCTCGTACTCGGAAGAGACGCGCGAGGAATACATCGAGAACATCGATCCGGTCATCAAGCGCGATGCCGTGCAGGTCGTGATGGATTACCTCGAAGGCCAACTCCAGGACTAACCGAAGCTGTCTCTCAGTTCTACTTCGAGCAGCTTGATTCTCTCGACCGTTCGGGTGGGAAGCGATGCCCCGGCGAAACGCTCTGCGCGACGCCGCCGGGTAAGCGAAACGAGCCGGATTACAACCCGGACGCAGGCCCGCTCGCCGCCGCCCTCGCGCGGCGAATGACCCGAACGGTTGAAAGCATCTGCGGCGATTGTTCGATGTTGGGCACTAAACCCGAACGGCAATCGCCGCACTTGGCGCCGGCGCTGGCGCTCGCCGCGCGCCTCGACAGGTTGCGACAAGGGGGAGCCAGCTTTCCTTACCCACAATCCAACGACAGCCCGTTCTATTGGGCGTGCCTCGAAGCATCCGCCGACGGGCGCGCTCGCGCTGACGAAGCCAGTCAGAAACGGGCGGACGAGAAGCGAGAGCGCGACGAGCAGCGCCGGCTCGACGAGTGGAAGAACCGGGGCGGCGGGCGATAGCGTGATGGTGAATACCTCATGCAGCCCGCCACACCTCATGCAGCAGCCGCCCGCCACCAGCAGACAGCCCACTCCAACCGATGAGCAGCAAACCAGCCTCAATCACGATGGTCTTCAACACTTCCGACGTGAAGCGCGGGAGTGGGGAAGTATCCGGGCAGTTCAAGCACATCACCACGGAAGCGCGCCGCACCGGGCGCGAGGTGACGAAGGCTCTGAACGTCCCGACGACCGAACTCGTGCGCAATCTGCGCTCGGTGGAAACGGCGCTCAAACGGATCAATGAGATTTCCAGAAAAGGGAATCTGGCCGAGATCACAAAGGCGGCCGCGGCGGCGTCGCGCGCGGAGTTGCGCGAGGCGCAGCGCACCGCCCGCGAGAAAGAAAAGTTCCAGCAGGAGGAGCTGCGGCGCGCGAAGAAGTTTGCCGACGAGCAGGCGCGCGAAGCTCTGCGTCTCGAACGCGAGAAACAGAAGCTACAAGCGGACACGGCACGAGAAGCCGACCGCCACGCACAGCACCGGTTGGAGACAGCGCAGAGGATAGCCAGAGAGGAAAGGAGAATTGCAGGGGAGACGGTGCGCGAGCAGACGCGCCAGATGCGGGAACAGTGGGCGATTCAAGACCGCGCGCGGCGTGAGGCTGAACGCGCGCAGCGCGCCCGCGACTCTCGCCCGGCCATGGGGAAAGTCATCGGCGGCGGCATGCAGCAGACGGGCGGCGGCATGCTGGCCGCCGGTACGTCTTTGACGGCGACGCTGACCGCGCCGCTCGCCCTCTTCGCCAAATACTCGCTCGATGTCGGCACGCAGTACGACGCGGCGATGAACATGTTTCGCGTCTCGACCAGCGCGACGGCCGACGAGATGCAGCGCGCCGCCGACAAAGCCCTCGAACTCGGCGCGGATATGACCTTGCCGGCGACGAGCGCGGCCAACGCTGCCGAGGCGATGGTCGAACTCGGCAAAGCAGGGTTTACCAGCGCGCAGGCCATTGACGCTGCCCGAGGCGTCTTGCAGCTCGCGGCCGCGGCCAACATCAGCGAGGCTCAGGCGGCCGAAATCGCCGCCAACGCCATTAACAGTTTCGGGCTGGCCGCCAGCGAGTCCACGCGGATCGCTGACCTCCTGGCCGCCAGCGCCAACGCATCGAGCGCCGAGATTACGGACGTCGCGGCCGCCATGCAGCAGTCGAGCGCCGTCTTCGCCTCGGCCAAAGTTCCGATTGAAGACTTAACCACCTTAATCGGCATCATGGCGAATAACGGCATCAAGGGAAGTGATGCCGGCACCAGTCTCAAGACCATGCTCATGCGGATGCAGGCACCGACGAAAGATGCCGCCGCCGCGATGAAGGGGCTTGGCGTTGATGTGTTCGACGCACAGGGCAAGCTCATCCCGTTCCGCGAGATCGTCAACCAGTTCTCCGGCTCGCTCTCGAAACTCAACGACGAGCAGAAGGCGCAGGCTTTACAAACCATCTTCGGCGCTGACGCCATGCGCGCCGCGACCATCATCTTCGGGAAGGGCACCGAAACCTACGACAAGATGAAGGATGCGGTGACGAAGCAGGGCGCGGCGGCCGACGTCGCGGCGGCTCGCACGAAAGGCCTCGGCGGCGCTATCGAAGGTTTGAAATCACAGTTCGAGACCTTCGCGCTGCTCGTCTATAACAACTTCAAAGGGCCTCTCGAAACCGCCGTCCGCGCCGTGGCCGACTGGCTCGGCACGTTCGGCGACAAGTTCAACGCGTTCGCACAGGCGCATCCGGAGATCGTCAAACTAGCGGGCGTCTTCCTGGCGCTCGCCGCGGCGGTCGGGCCGGTGCTCGTCATCCTGGGCGGCGTCGTCCTCGCGGTCGGCTCCATCGTCGCCGCCGGCTCTGCCATCGCCGGAGCGGTTGCGGCCATCGGCGGCATCGGTCCGGTGCTCGTGATCGTGGGCGCGGCGCTGGCCGGCGTCGCCGTCTTTATCGCGCAGGCGGCCGTCGCCGCCTATGGCCTCTACACCGCCTGGACAACCAACTTCGCGGGCGTGCGTGATTTCACGGTGCAAATCTTCTCCATGCTGCGCGGCGTGGTGACGAACGCTCTTAACTCCATCCGCTCGGCGTGGTCGGCCAACGGCGCAAACATCATCGCGACGGCGCGCGCAACGTGGACGGGCGTGATCGAGGCGGTGCGCCCGGCCGTGGCCGCCATCGTCACGTTCGCGCGGGAGAACTTTGAAACGCTCGTCTCGTGGGTGCGCGAAAACTGGCCGCTCATCAAGCAGACCGTCGCGGCCGTCCTCGGCGCGATTGTCGTCAACGTGCGCTCGGCGCTCGGTGAAGTGCTGGCCTTCTGGCAGGCGCACGGCTCGCAGATCAAAGCCGTCGTCTCGGCCGTCTGGACGATCCTCAAGACCGTCATCCAGACCGGCATGCGCGTCGTCCTCGACGTGATCCGGATGGCGCTGCAAATCATCAACGGGGACTGGCTGGGGGCGTGGACGACGATGCAGGGCCTCGTGGCGCGCGTCGTGATGGCCATCGGGACGATCCTCAAATCGTTGCTGACGATTCTCTGGAACGTCCTCAAGGGACTCGTCACATCGATCCTTCACTTCGGCGGGGAATTTCTCGCCGCCGGCGTGCGCATCGGTAAAGCGATTGTTGACGGCATCATCAACGGCATCAAGGCGGGCGCGAGCGCGGTCGGCGCGGCCGCCAAGTGGCTCGCCAACAAAGCCACCTTCGGAGCCACCGACGCGCTGGAAGTCCGTTCACCGTCGCGCGTGTTTTGGCGTATCGGTCGGCACGTCGCCATGGGCTTTGCTTTGGGCATCGCGTCCCTCCAGGGCGAGGCGGACGCGGCGATCAAGCGTTTAGTTATCCCTAAAGATATCCAGACCGTGCAGGGCAAGGGAGCGGCCAAGATCAACGCCGCACGCCGCGCCGAAGACAAAAAGAATCGCCCCGGATACGACCTCTTGGAAAAGGTCTATCAGGACATCGATTCGCTCGCCCCGGCCGGACAGAAAACGCGCGAACTCGAAGTCCGCGCGGAACTGGCCGGTGAGAAGTACCGCGATCTGGCGGGCAACATCCGCGAAGCTCTAATTGAAGCGGCGCGTTACTACGACCAGCGCAAAGCCAACCTCGCGACCGGCGACGAACTCAACAACCAACTCGACGCGTCGGCCAAGAAACTGCTCGAATTCAAGTACGCGGCCAAAGAGGGCGCGAGCGAGGTCGAGAAGTTCGATCTGTGGCTCGCGCAGACGCGCGCCGAATCGCCGCTCGCGGCCGCCGCGCTCGACCGTGCCGCCGAGAAGATTAAAGCCGTGCGTGATGCGTGGGCGTCGGTGGACGCCGCTGAGACGGCGCGCAAGCAAGCGGAAGCGGCGGCGGAAGTCTCAAAGGCCGTCTCTCAGATGGCCGACGATTCCAGCGTGGCTCTGCGCGACTACGGCACGGTCGCCGATACCAACCTCGAAAAGATCATCGAGAAGCTGTCCCGGCTGAAAGGCGTCGGCGTCTCGCTCTCACAATTCAACCCGGTTAAAGACCTCGCCGCCTCAATTCGTGAACTGCCCGAGGCCGAACGCCTGACGAAGATCGCGGAAGCCCTCGAACGCATCTACGGCGCGGCCGGCGCGCGCCCGCCTGGCATGAGTGATGCCGACTGGCAGAAGTTCATCGCCGGCGGCGCGCAGGGCATTGACAACTCGGCGCGTCTCGACGCCGCGGAGAAACAGAAGCGGGCGATTGACGACTATCAAAAATTGATGGAGGGGTTGAATGAGAAGTTAATCGACAACAACCAACTGACGGAAGAGGCGCGCATCAAGCAGGAGCTTTTGCGCGGTGCCTACAAAGACCTCACGGAAGAGCAGCGCCGCCACCTCGTAGAGCGCGCGCGGGAAGTTGACCAGCGGCAAAAAGAGATCGAAGCGGCCGAGCGGCAGCGCGAGAAACTTGAAGAACTGGCCAACTCCGTGACCGGCATCTTCGACCGCGCGCTCGATGATCTGTTCGAGCATGGGTTCAAAGGTTTCTTCACGTCCGTCTTGCAGGGCTTCAAGGATTTGTTCAAACAGATCGTTAAAGATTTCCTGATGTCGGGCATCCGTTCGGTGATCAATTCACTGTTCGGTCTGGACAAGACGACGACCGGGCAGAGCTCGGCAGCGTCGAGCGGCGGCGGCTCCTTCATCGGTACGCTTCTCGGCGGCCTGTTCGGCGGCGGCAACAATAACAATTCAACCGGCACGGGCGGCGGCTCCGTCATCGGCGCGATTATCAAGAATCTCGGCTTCGGCGGCCGGAGCGCGAGCGCACCGCTGAATCTCTCGACGACGACGGGCGCAAGCATCGCCTCGTTCTTCGGTCCCTCGCTGGCGGCCGGTCTGACCGGCAACACCGCCATGGCCGCATTGACCGGCGGCACCCTCACGCAGCAAATCTCGAATCAGGTCTTTTCCGACACGGCGAAGAACACCGCGAAATCAGGGCTCGGCGGTCTGCTGGCGAATGCGGGATCGTTGTTCCGCGGCATCGGCTTCGGAGCGAAACCGGGCACGGGCGGGGCGCTGGCGGCCATGCTGCCCTTGCTCGGCGCGGGGCTGGGCGGCGGTCTGGTCGGTTCAATCGCCGGGCCGCAGGCGGGCGGCATGGCGAAGCTCCTGGGGATGGTGGGCGGCGGTCTGGTCGGCATCGGTCTGACCGCCACGCCTGCCATCTTCGCGGCGGGCGGTTCGCTGGCCTCGATGGGCGGCGTGGCCGGCGCGCTGTTCAGCAACCCCATCACGGCGATAGCGGGCGCGGCCGCGCTCGTCGGCGGCCTCCTCTTCGGCCGCCAGCGGCAACGCCGCGCTGACGAGCAACGGCGCAACGCCGGACTGGCCGATTCCTTCGGCGCGCTGGAAAAGATCAAGCGCCTGGTCGAAACCGACCAGCTCGACCGCGCCGGCGCCGTTGCTCAGATCGCGCAGGTCAAAGAGGGTTACATGCAGATGGCGCAGTCGCTCAAAGACTCGAAGGCCAGGCGTCATGCCATCCTCAATGCCTCGCTCCTTCAACCTTACGAGGATCGCATCATGGTCGCGCTCGCCTTGCAGGAGGGGAGAGCGAAGACGCTCTCGAACCGTCGCCCCGAGTTCGCCCGAGGCGGCGTCATTCCGGGCGCGCTCGGCCAGCCCGTCCCCATCATCGGCCACGGCGGGGAAATCTTCATCAATCCGGGTCAGATGGCCGGTGTGGGCGCGGCCGTGCTGTCGATGGCGGGCGTGCCGGGTGTGGGCGCTCTGCCGTTCGCCGGTCTGCCGAGCGTGGCGGCGGTGCGTCCCGATCCGCGTGACGGCGGGCGCGGCCGTAGTGACGACGATTTTGTGATCGAAGAGATGCGTTTCAGCTTTGACGCCGAGGGCATGTGGCTGAAAGGGGCGCGCACGCGCTCAGGCCGTCGCGTCATCGTCGAGACCATCCGCGAAGATGACTACGAAAGCGGTAGATAATCATGGCTCTCAAACTACCCGCAGGACTCAAGACTTTAATTCAGAGCGGCAACTACGATGCGCACGCCGGGCTGGACGTGTCGCTCGACGGCGGGACGCTGCGCATGGCGACCGCCGAATTGCTGTTGCCGGGCAACATCGCTTATGCGCCGACACTGCGCATGCGCGGCTCGGTCAAACAGTCGCTTCGTAAAGTGACGGACAACGTGGAACTGACCGGGCAGAACATCGACAACGTGCTTGGCCAGAGCATGCTTGACGCGGCCGACGTGCTGAACGCGGCCGAGGCCACGTTCCTCTATTTCTTTTTCGGTCACGACGGCTCGTTCTATCAGGTCAAGCGGTTAATCGGTGAACTGACGGCCGCGCGCATCAACGAAACGCAAGTGCGGTTGAAGCTCCTGAGCGACCTCTCCGCCGGCGGCTCGGTGGCGGGCAATCGGACGGTCGGGATCAACTGCGGCCTGCGCTTCAAAAAGCGCGGTTGTGACAGCACCTCGCCCGACGGCTTTTGCAGCAAGGTTCGTGATGACGCCGTGCATGGCTGCGCCTCGAAGCAGCCGGCCGCGCGCATCGTCCAGATCGGGGCGGCTAACAACATCGCTTCCTTCGGCGGCATGGACACGCGCGAGGGATTGACGTTCGGCTCGTCGGTCAACAACCGCATCGGCGGCAGCTTCGACGGCCTCGACCCGGATGACCCGGCGCGTTACCAGGGACTCATCCACGGCCGTCATCAACTGCCTTATCTCATGCGCGCCGCCTGACGCGCACTGCTCAAAACGGGCACTCAAAATCAGTACCACGGGCGGTACTACTCACCTCTCGCCCGCTTACCCCCTACCTCACCCGCCCGCGCGCAGTCTGACGGGCAAATCCGGCGCAAAGAAGCCTACCTCCTCACCTACTCATGGCAGCCAACAACAACATCAAGAATGTGAAGGGCGTCCTCGCCTCGGCTTTCGGCGTTCACCTCGTCAACGGCTACACCTTTCTCTATGAAGTTTTGACCGGGACGGGGGAAGAGAAGGAGGTCGTCGTCGTCCAGGGCCTCGGCGACGGCCACGGCGCGGGCTGGGACGGGCCGCGCGAAGTCACTTACCGCGCGCACGCAATCGATCCGTCGCGTTATCACTTTCACCCCGGCACATTTTCAAAAGGTGAAGACGATCCCGTTCAGGGCGTTGACTCTTGGTTTCCGAGCGGCATCACCTACAACGGCACGGCCTACATGGTGGCGAAGCTCCCGCCCGGCATTGCCTCGGAAGACAACCCGAACGAGTTGCAGGGCATTTATCGCTGCCTGCGCCTGCCGAACTACAACTCACTCGGCCAGCAGATTGACATCAACGGCGTGGTCGTTCCGAACGGAGCGACGCCCGAAGAGTATTTTTACTACTCGGCAAATCCGGCCCGAGTCGCGGCCTACCTCATCCTCTTCGGGCGCGGTCTGTCAAAAGCGCGCATTGATTGGGCGGCGTGGACGGCCTGGCGCGATTACTGCGATACGCTCATTCCATGGGAAGACGGGACGACGACGGAGATTCCCGTCTCCTTCAACTGGACGACGGGCGGCGGCATGACGCCGGCGGCCGGGGGCGCGGCCTACAAGTCGCGGCAGACGACGGGCGCGCACGCGTGGGATTCGGGAACGACGACGCAGAACGCCTGCCCGGTCAACGCCAACCGCCGCGGCATCGAGTTCACGGTCGGAACGGGCGCATTCATGGCCGGGCTCTCGACGACGACCGAGATCTCCGGCTCCGGCTTCACCTACGGGGCGCTGGACATCGCGCTCTACTTCGAGACGGGAACGGGCGCGCTCAAGTGCTACGCCAGGGGCGCGTATCTGGGGACGCTTGGCACGTGGGCGCTCGGTGACGTGTTCCGCATCCAGGATGACGCGGGCGCGTGGAAGTTCTACAAAAACGGCGTCCTCATCCCGCATGGCCTCGCTCTGGCCGCCCCGCCGACGGGCGCGCTCTACGGCGCCATCGCCTGCAACGCTCCGGGCTCCGGCGTCACGTCGGCCGGTTACTTCCCGGCTGCCGGCGTCGGCTCGACCACCCGCCAGCGCATGATCCCGCGCTTCGAGTGTCATATCGCCTTCACGCAGGAAACGTCCCTCGAAGACGCGCTCGATCAAGTCTGTTTCATGGCCTGCGCCGACTGGCAGGAAACGCCTGAGATTCGTTTCCTTACGCCTGAGCCGGCCGTCATGCCCGGCCTCGAAGCGCACGCCGCGCAGCGTCTCATCGTCCACCATTTCGACGCGCGCGAGGGCGGCGCGGACAACATCCTCAAGCGCACCATCACGGCCTACCCGGTGGACGTGCGCGAGCGGTGGAGCAAAGTCACGGGCGCGTTCCGCGACCTCGACCACCAGGACTTGATCGAGGATTTCGTCGATGACGACCGCGACGCTTTGATTGATCAGGCCAAGCGCATCGTGACGCCCGGCCAGATCAACCTCGGCAACATGAATCGCTCGCAAGCGCTGAGAGTCTTGAAGTGGCTCATGCGCCTGAGGAGCGACCGCATCTGGTTCTGTGAGCTGAGAGCGGGCGCGGATTCGCTCGATGTGCTGCCGGGCGACGTGGTGAAAGTCTCGCACCCGAAATACAACTGGGTCGAAAAACTATTCATGGTGATCGACGCCGCGGACGACGGCGAGGGCGCGGACGAGCGCACTTTCATCTTGCAGGAGTATGACCCGGCGAATTACTACCATGACGACGATCACCAGCGCGGCCGACGCACGAGCGCGCCGCCGACGCCGAACCCTTTTGCGCCCGCGCCCGTCATCTATGCCTGCGACGTACATGAGCGGTTGATTGAACAGCAGGACGGGACGGTCATCAGCGCGATCCATGGCACGGTGACGTTTACCGGCTTCTCGCGCAGGCAACTGGCGAAGGTCTATATCAAGCCCGCCGCGGCGTCGGATTCGGAATGGGAACTGGCCGGCGCCAATCCGCTGCATCCTCATCCTGAGACCGGGATGGATGTCTTCGAGGTGCGCGGTGTCGCGGTCGGTAACTATCACATCAAGGTAGTCACCGAATCGGAGACGACGGCGCAACTTCCTTTCTCGCAGCATCCCGTGTTCCCCGTCACGGTGGCGGGCAAACTCACGCCGCCGCCAGTCCCGACGGGACTGTCCGCGACGTTGGGCGATAACGGCATGGTGCGCTTCACCTGCACGCTGCCGCCTGTCAGTGACTTTGCTTTTCTCAGGGTCTATGACAGCACGGGCGCGGTCGTCATTTCGCGCGTTGATTCAAACACGTGGCAGGAGCCGCCGCCTGCGGTCGGCTCCACCATCACGCGCAAGGTGACGGCCTTCAATTATTCGGGGCGCGAGAGCGGCTTTTCCAATCCGTATACGTTCACCATGCCGTTGCCGCTCGCGCCAACGGATGTGCAGGTGACGCGGCTCAAAAGCCGTCCGAGTCTGGCCGTGACGTGGACGGCGCTCGAAGGCTTTGATTATCAAGTTTCGCGCGATCAGGTGACGTTGCTCTATAGCGGCAAGTCCAGCCTCTTCATTCATGAAAACGCCTTCACCGGAGCCGGGACTTATACCTACTACGTGCGCAGTGTACGTTTCGGTCAGGCTTCCGCGTGGGTCGCCGCCGAGGTCGTGATCGCGCCGCCGGCCGCGCCGGCGAACGTCGCGCTCACCCGGCAGGGGCGGCATCTGTCGCTGTCCTGGGCGGTCGAGGACGGACAGGAATATCAAGTCTCGGCTGACCAGGCCACGATCCTGTGGAGCGGGCGGGGCGGCAGTTTCCGGCACGAGAATGCCATCATCGGCGCGGCCATCTACATGCGCTATGTGCGCACGCTGAAAGACGGGCTGGCGTCCGACTGGACGCTGGCCACCCTCACCGTCAACCCGCCACCAGCGCCCACCGGATTTACTCTGCAACAGTTCGGGGCGACGTTCCTCTGGAAATTCACGGCGCTCTCCGGGATGGAATATGAGTTCTCTCCGGATCAATCTCTCATCATCGGGCGCGGCACGACGGGCGAGTTCATCGAGACGGGCATCCCGTCGGCGGCCGGCACATATACCCGTTATCTGAGAGCGGTGGAGGACGGCGTGGTGCCGAGCGCGTGGACGCCCGCGCAGATCGTCGTCGTCCCGCCGCAGCCGCCCGCCGTCGCCGCGCCCGACTATGACGGGCTGAACCTCATCTACAAGCTGACCGCCTCGACCTCTCCCCACGTCACGCGCTATCTCGTCAAAGATACGCTCGGCAATCTCATCGCCGACGACATCGGGCTTGAATGGAAGATGAAGATCACGAGCGGGACGTCCGCTTACACTCTTCGCTTCTACGCGGCGACGGAAACGGGACTCGTCTCGACCTCCTACACCGAGGTGTCGTTTACCGTGCCCGTGCCGAACCCGGTCTTGAGCTACACGCTCTCGCATGAACTGGATTCAATCGTGCATACGGTCACGCCGCCCGCTGTGCTGCCCGATGGGCTGGAATTTGAATTCGCCAGAGCCAACGACGGGACGGGCATCATCGGCACGCGCAAAGATTTGACGTTGCGCGAATACGGGTATCCGGTCGCGTCGCGCTCTCTGCCGCGCTACGTGCGCACGCGCAACCTCGCCGGGCGCACGAGCGGGTGGACGGCGGCCGCGCCCGCGTTGACGGTCGCCGTGCCGGCCGCGCCGACGCTGACGAAAGATGCGGCCAATGGGAACCCCACCTTCCTCCCGGTGCAGGTGGCCACGACGACGACGCCACGCGCGCGCATCCGTCACACCATCGTGCAAGTGCGGGCGACCGGCCCGGCATGGCCTTCGACCGCTGAAGGCACACCCGGCACATACCGCATCACGGGAGCGCCGCCGACGATTGACATCAACTGGACGGCGGGCGGGACGATGGAGTTCCGCGTAGCGCATGAAGATGAATTTTCGGAAGCGCTGAATGATCGCCAGTGGTCAGCGACGACCTCGCACACCTTTCCGCAATTCAATGACGGCGCGATTGACCCGGCCTCGAACTTCCTCAAGAAAGCCTCGACGCGCAACCCCATCATCACCGGCGGCGGCACTTTCAAGTGGTCGAGCGACTATAAATTTTCGTGGACAGACCCGCTCCTCATCACCGGCCTGCCGTCTATCGTCTCGACGAATCACAACATCGAGATCGCAGCTAACCCGCTGGGGACGAGTCTCGGGGAAGGGCAGCGCCTCGTCGCCGTGCACACGCTCGGTCAGACGACCGCCGCGCTCTCCGTCGTCACGCTCTCGAACTATGAAGCGCCGGCTGAGCGGGAGCCGACGCAGCACTATCCGCTGGCCGAGCGCAAGGCGGGCGAGACGAGAGTGAAGGTCTATACCGGTCATTTGCTCTCGGCTAATCGCTTCCTCGATGCGTCGGTGCTGATTCCTCGTCTCGCATCCTTTGAGGCCGATTTTCAAAACCTGATCGTGGGTGAGGCCAACATTGGCTTGCTGCACGCCACGAAGATCATCGCAGATTCGCTCTACGGTCGGATCGTTTTCGGCGACCGGATCGGCTCACAGAACTTCATCTCCTACGGCGACCTGAACCCACACGCCGAGGAAGGGCTGTGGCACGACGCGACCTGGAACATCACGATTTCATCTGACCGCAAGAGCATCATCAAGACGTCCGTGCCTTCGGGATTCCCCGCCGGGTTCGACGCCAAGGCCGTCCTGACGCGCGCCATCCATCGCGGCGCTGGCTACGTCGAATGGCCTGCCGGGATGCCGGGCTACACGCTCGGTTTCAACTTCAATACTTCCGCGACCGCATACAATGAGCTTGACTACGCCTTCTACTACGATGGCATCAACACCTACGCGAACGAGTCCGGCACACTCATAAATTTGCAGGCGGGCGCGCTGCCTGCCGCCACCCTCTTCCGCCTGGCGGTCAACGCATCGGGGCAAGTCGAGTATTGGATCGGCGGCGTGCTCAAGCGCACCGTGACCACGCCGACATTGCTATACCCCCTCAAAATTCAGGCCGATATTTACAACCAGTTCGTCGTCATCAACAACATGAAGCTTCACGGCGTGCTGACCGACACGACCGGCAAGAAAGTGAGATGGCAGAACCGCATCAACTGTTCTTACGACGCGAACGACGACCTCTCCAAGACCGGCGGCGCGGCCAACACGCACGACGCGGGCGCGGTCAGCGTCGAGACGTTCCGGAGTGGGCAGGACGTCTGGATCGAGCACCAGGTGGCGGACCTCGGTGTCAATCGCACGCTCGGCTTCACGGAGCTCATGAATCCTGTCGGCGGCTCCGGGTTCAAGTACGAGGTGACAGTTGACGCGGGCAACTCAATGTACATCATCTACAACTACGGCGCGGCTTATCACCTCACGGACATCGGCGCGGTAGCAGTCGGTGATGTTATCCGCGTGGCGGTCGAGAACGGAGTCTTCACCGTCCGGCGTAACGGTGTGTTGAGGCATTTCGGCACGGGCATCACCGTCCCTGCGACCTTCCGCGCGGGCGTCGGCTTCTACACGTCAGGCGCGACACTGAAGACCATCCGCTGGGGGCAGGCCACGGCGAAGGCCACGGGCTGGCAGGCCGGGCATAACGGCGACATCGAGATGGCCGGCACGCTCCTGGTTGACGGCAACGAGATCGGTGACGTCGGCGCGCGCGCGCTACAGGGCATCCGCTCGGACAAGCGGGTGCGCGGCAATGACGGCGACGTGTTCCTGATGCATAAGGTCACGGCGCTCACGGTCGTGGACAGTAAGGTGCAGGAGGACGGCGACGTGTGGGTGCAGTGGGCTTCCACCTTTCCCGGCTACGGCACGGATAATTATGCAAACGGCGACTCGATTCGCCGGGCGCAGGTGCGAGTGCTGAACAAGTTTGGTGAACATATCAAGACATTTCCGCTATTTCCCTGTGTCGGCGATGGGGTGATCGGGCAAGGCATCCACTCTCGAAAGTACGCTGACCCGCTCGAAGAGGCGATCTACGAGGTCATTTTTTACAACGTCTATGGACCGAGCGCGCCGAAGTATCTCAACAAGGGAGTGACGAGCGATGTGATGCCGGCGCTTGTGGTGCCGAACGACCATCCGCGCGATTTGACCGGAACGGTACTTTCACAGTCTGAGGTGAAGCTGTCCTTCCGTGCGCCGACGACGAACACCGGGGGCGGGCGGGTGCTGTGCTATCGGCGCGCGGGCACCGTAGCGTGGACGGAAGAGGGGCTCATCACGGCGAACCCGCGCGTGGTGGAACGCCTGGACGCCGATACGTGGTGGGAGTTCCGCATCGCATCTACGGGGACGACGCCGAACAGCTATTCGAATATCCTCCGTCTCAAAACGCTTCAACCGCAGCTTCCAGCGTGGACGGGAGCAGACGGCGCACCGGCAGAACTGGCGGCAGCGGTCGCTTCATCATCACAGATCAACCTGACGTGGGCGAATACCACGACGCCGCAACCCATCAACACCATTAACATCGTGCGCTACAACCCGGACGGCACGAAGACCAATTTCACCGCCGCCGCGTCCACGTCCACCAGCTACAGTGACACGACCTGCAATCCCGACACGCAATACACGTACGCGCTCTTCTACGGCTTCGACGTGCCGAACTACGTCGGGCCGCACTGGTCGAATCCGACCTCGGCGCGCACGCCCGCTTCGGCCACGTCCAGCCCGACCGGATTATCGGCAGCTCGCGTCGGCACTTCACAGATCAACCTGATGTGGGTGAATAACGGCGGGACGGGAACCATCTACATCGATTGGAAGGAGGATGACGGCAATGATACCGTCTGGCCGAATGTGGCCATCACGCCCGGCGCAGTCTCATCCTACCAACACACCGGGCGGGCGGCGGGCAAGGCTTACGCTTACCGCATCCGCAACTCACAGACCGGCACTGTCCCGTCAAACGTGGCGCGCGCCCGCACGGAAGCCATGAACGAGTACGGCGACGATTTCCCGTCCAGCTAACAGCACAAAGGATGTCTCATGATCTCGATTGACTTCACGAAACTCACTCGCCTTGAGCGCGATGCTTTGACGTTTGCGGCCAACCCCGAAGGCGCGGCCGTAGTGACGGCCGAAGAACATTTGAGAGCGAACGTCGAGGCGTTCGTCAACACCGCGCTCGAACTCTACATTCATAACAAGCTTCCCGGCCTGCGCCTGCTGGCCATTCAATTCCTCGGGACTGACGACGCGCGGCAGAAGGAGATCAGACGCCTGCTCGATGAAGGAAATGCCGAGCCGCCAGCCGAGGACGAGGACGACGGCGAGCCGCCGACCGAGCCGCCCGCCCCGACGCCCGAAAGTTGATCCAAGATGCCACCCATCATCACACCAAGCTCCGCGACCTTGCGCGGTCTGAACACGCTGCTGCTGACGGCCGACCGGCCGTGTAATTGGAGCGCGCCCACTGGCGGGACATGTACGCCGGGTTCGGGCGGACTGAGCTGCACCTATACGCCCATCAATCAGACCAAAAATTTCAGCGTCCTCGCCGCGCCCTTCGATGCCAGCGGCGTGAGTTCCGTGACGGTCAGCGTGGAGGCTGAAATCTCGCTCCACCCGCAACTGAGCAGCAGCGGCTCGACGCGCAAGCACGTGGATGTGAGCGAAGGCGTGAGGGGGCGGCGGTGGACGATCTCGCGCTCGCCGGCGCTGAGGTTCTACGATCTGGAATTCACCGACCGGCCGGATGCTGATTTCCAGCAGATGTCGGCGGCGTGGGACAACAATTATCCCGCCTTGCCGTTCTTCTGGACCGACCCGTTTCTGAACCAGGAGCGCAAATTCCTCTTCGATTCCAAAATGAATTGGACGCGCGCCGGGCGCGGCTATTATGACTTCAAGGTCTCCCTGCGCGAGCAGAAAGTCTATCAGCCGGGCGCAATCATCCCGGCCTCATCCGTCTTCCCGTTCATGATCGATTACGGGTTCGAGGTCGAGGTCGGGAAGGAGATTGAATCGTCAGATGCCGAGGACTGGTCACGCGCCGCGCGCGCGCTGCCAGGTACCAGACGGCGGCGCATCGAGATGACGTGCTTCGGCCGTTCCGCGGCCGAGTTTCTCCAGGCCGAGGCGTTCTGGATTTACAACTATCCGGGTCGCGTCTGGACGCTCCAACATGCCGGCGTGCTCGGCCTCGCGGGAAGCTTTCAGATGGACAGCTTCTTATCCTGGCAGTACAAGCAGCACAACATGGTGGATTACAAATTCATCGCGCGCGAAGTTTTGTAGGAGAGGGCTTATCGTCCTCGGGCGGCGGCGGCGCGCAGGGTGGACAATAACCTTCTTTCGTACATTTACAGGGCTCGATGTCGGCGATGGGTTGGCAGCGACGTTTCTTGCTCACCGTGAAGCGGCAATCGTCACAGGCGGCTGCGGTCAGGAGCAGCACGGCGCAGAGCAACAGAACGAGGATGCGCCAGTTGCGTGAGAGCATCAGGGGGAACTTCCTTTCAGGCCGGTGTGGTGAGTTGAGGGTTAAGCCCCGGCGCGTTCGACGATTTCAAAGTGGTCGTGATCGTCCGGGTTCCATTCGAACGTGCGTTTCCAGTAAACAATACCGTCAACCGGCTCGCTCTGGCAACGCTTAAATTCTGCCACGGTGGTCGAGTTGTTCAGGGAGTTGTCGTTGAGGTCTTCCAGTTTCTTTTGACAGACGAGGTCGATCCACACGTCTTCGACCATCTCATCAATGCCCGCCGTGGTCAGCGGGTGGGCGAGCTGGAAAATAGGCTTGACCATGACGAGATTGAACGTCCCGTCGGTATTCACGCCGCCCTCGATGAAGCCTTCGCAGGTGACGCGCTCGATCATACTTCCACCGCTTCCTCGGATACTTCCATTTGGCTTTCCAGCGTGCGCAGATGCTCCAGGATGAGCGGCCGCAGGCGGGCGATGGCGAATTCGTCACGTCGATTGAGCGCGTTTTTGAGCAGTCGCGCCAGGCTCAGCCCCGTCTGGTCGCCGGCGATGGAAGCGGAGTCAATCATCGCGTCGCACAGATTGAGCGCGTTCTGATTGTACTGCTCGATGCGGTTAAGCAGGTGAGCCATGTGGCAAGCCCTCGGTAGTGAGGAGGTCAAGCGTTAAAGCGGCGCGCCCTCGTGTGGGCGCGGCACGCGCCGCGGTTCAAAAGCGAGGTCGCGGGGCGGTCAGCCCTTCAGTCCGCCGGCATTGTGGCCGCCGGCGATCATCGCCATTTCATGGAACGGCACCTCGCACATCACGCATTGGAGGCGTGCGCAGTCTTCCGGCTTGAGCGCGACCTTCTGCCGCTGCGCGCCGGGCATGTCGATCAGGCACGTCCCGTCTTCGTAGCATTCCGTGATGCGACAATCCGTGCCCTGGTAGTTGATGACAAGCTGCTCGGTGTGCTTGTTGTTCTTGAGACACCAGTTGAGACAACCGATGAATGACCGGAAGCATGACTTCTGCATCTCGGCCAGGTTCACTTCTTCGACGGCCGTGCCGCCGTGCATGTTCGTATCCATAACACTCACCCTCCACAAGTAAAAATCGGTGTGGTTCTGCGAGAGGTTTGCCAATCGTCAGGCCAGCGGTCACCACCCGCTGACTACCGCGGCCGTGCGCTCCTTGGTACGGGAATTCGGCCGGCCGCAGTTTCGGCGCATGCGCACGCGGAACTTATGCCCCTCGGGGCGGCGGCCCGCGCGCTCTCGCTCGATCCGATTTGAACATCAATTCATCGGCGCGTTTTGTTGGAGACTGGGGAGACTTGCCGGGGGTACTCGGGCGACCGCATCGCGCACCGTGCAGAGGTTGGCGCAGAGCGTGGCCAGTTGCTCGACCGAGTGTTGACCTTCGAGGACGGAGCCGCCGAGCGCGTAGAGCACTGCGGCCACATCTGTCTCGCCCGCCTCGCGCAATTCGGTGGCCTGGCGAATGAGTTCTTTGCCAAGTTCGACGTTAGCCATGTACTCGCTCCAAGTCCGCGACATTGTTGGTTACTGCTGAGGCTGTCGCCTGCCCGGCGCAAATTAGTGCACGTTACGTTATTTCTTCCCACTGTTGGCCGGGATTGTCAACTTAAAAATCACTCGTCAGTCGCCGCGCACTCACACATCCACAGGCGATGCCCGACGGGGCAGAGCAGGGGATTCACGAGCGGTCGCTGACTGGCCGCCTGAGGCGCGTCCTGCGCCTTCCGGCGGCCGTTTTCGTCCGGGACGGGCTGAGAAGCGCAGAGAAGCAATTGCGCGCCATGCAACGGGTCAGTCGTCATCGACAGGGGACGCAGCTCCCGTCCCGACGCACCGAGCCTGCGGACGAGCGGGGAAGATAAGACCATCAGCATGACGCCGGTGAAGTAGGCCGCCGTCTCATAGCGGATGAGGTCATAGTTTGCGGTCGAGCACATGACGATGATGCCGACGTGCGCGGCCGCCCGCCACACGTCATAGGCGCTCCATCCTCGTTGCCGGCTGCCGCTCATTTTCGCCTGACCTTGCTCGCCGCTTTCTTCGTCGCTTTCTTCGTCGCCGGGCTGTGCGCGCGACGGCGGGTGTAGTTCTCGGCGTCCGCGTCGGCCTGCGCGAGCCAGCGCGTGCGCTCTTGTTGATGAAGGTTCTGCCATTCGACCAGCCCGGCCGCCCGCTCGATGGTGCAGAGCGCAAGGTGCAGGGTCTTACCGCGCTTGCCGAGCGGGTGTTTGCCGCGCTCGAAGAGGGCGATGGCGTTCGTATTGTAACCGAGGTCCTCAGCCAGTTCCGACTGGCTGCGGGAAGCTTCCGCGAGACGACGCGACGGCAGCCGGAGCCGCCGAGCGCGCAGGATTTGGCCGGTCATGTCTTCGCCGTTCAAGGTCGGTGACAAAGATCGACTCCTTTCAAGTTGGTCGGGAGATGAAACAGCGCGCGCGGGTGTTCTCGCGGACACGCCCGCAGGATATATCAAATTTTGATATGTGGTCAATCAGCTTCCTTTCTCCCGGAGAGGCCTCAGACGCGGCGGCCGAGGCTGCTTTGCGCGGCCGTCTGCCGCATCACCATCGCGTAACAGACCGAGCAAACATTCTGCCCGCCGGTCAGCGCCGGATCGATCCAGGTGCAGCCGCCCTCGCACGCCGCCGCGTCGGTACAGCCGCATCCCTCGCACTGGCGGGCGGCTTGGCCGCAGAACCCGCACTTGACACCGACGGGCAGCGACGGCTCCGGCTGGCGGTCGAGGTGCGCCATGCGCCCGGCCTCGTCGCACGCCCGGCAGAGCGTGATCCACAAATCGCGCTCGCCCGTGCGCGGGTTGTTGACGGTAAAAACTCTCATGCTGCGTTCGCTCCTTCCTGTTCGCTCAAAGGATCGCGTCTGAGGCCGCAGACTATTTCCAAGAGACGTTGAATGTAACTATCCCAACTACCCTCGGGAAGCTCGGAATCCGGGTAGCCTGCGGCGCGCAGCACCTCGATGACTAGCTGACCCTCTTCCTGTTCAAATCGTTCTTTGAACGGCCACTCCGCGCCGTACAGGGCATAGAGGGAGATGATCCGGGCGCGTAGTTCAGCCGTCAGTGAGCGGCGCAGGAAATTGAGATAGGCGCGCTTCTGCTCCGGAGCGAGCCTCTCCATTTGGCGATCCAGATAGGCTTGATAATCCCGCGAAAAGTCAGTGGTCATCATTCCTCTTCCTCTCTCAGCAGACAAAGCATGCAGGTCTGTTTCTGCTTTTCCTCTGTGTACGCGCAGCCGTCGCAAATCAGATCGTCACACTTTTTGCAGACGACCGCGATGCGGTGCCGCTCGCGGCATTTGTCACAACGATCCTTGAAAGCCATCACGCCCTCCGTTGGCTGCGCCGCGGCGGTGGTTCGGGAGCCGGGCGCGGCGTCGGCTCGACCTTGAGAAACACGCCGTTGCATTGAACGAACGTGCGCGGCGTGGGGCACTCGACGACGGGCATGGTCTTGACTTCGAGATCGACGCGCAGGTTTTTTCCCGCCGCCGAGTAGAGCAGTTGATTAAGCGCGGCCAGGCTATCCCGGATCGCGGTCGCAAATTCCTCCGGCGACATTTCAGCACTCATGCGCGGCGCTCCGACTTTCGCTGGTGGTAAACGCGCAGCGCGTTCATGCCGCGCACGTCCATTTCAATCACCCTCACGAGCGGCACCCGCAGCACGCCCCTCTGCATCACTTGTCGCATCGTCTCAGAGATGCTCGTCTGCTCGACGAGGAAGCCGCGCCGCTCAAGCTCGGCCAGCAGCGGCGTACACAGACGGCGCGGAAGTTCCTCGCGCTGACAAGGCAGATACGCGCGCAGCGCATCGAGCGCGGCGGCTTCCTCATCGGTGATGGTGAGGCGGTCAGGGCTTCGCACAGGTGCCTTTCTTTCGCATCGAGCGCACAGATTTAATGTTGCCTAATAGTCTGCGATTGGGGCGTGGCGGTCGCAAAGGGAACTTCATCACGTCGATCAAGGGGCGGCCAGCTTCAAGCTGTTTTCTGACGTGCTCGCCTTCCGGCATCATCGTGACGTAAGTGATGCTCGCCGCTTCATCAGAGCGCAGGCCGGTAAGACCGAACGCAAAGCACAGCCCGGCAGCGTAAGCCTCGACGGCGGAAAATTCGCCCGTCGGCACGCCCCGCCCGCGCGACTCTTTGGCGCGCTGTAACACGGTCTGAATTAGATGGGGAATTGTCTCAGCGTTAATTTTATCTAATGAGTTCATAGTGAAATGTTCTCCCCCGGCGTGCGCCATATCCTGCCCTCGCGCGAGACTTCATAAAACAAGTAATGCTTATCGCCACGTGGACGCTGCGCGATGACGTTTGTGACGACACTGTTTGAACGCATGAAGGCGGCCATGCGCAGATTGCCGTCGCGCTCATAATCTTCCGGCAGCTTCCGGGCTATGACGATGAAGGTCGCGGAACGCGCGCCCTTCCGGTAAACGAAAGTTTCTGGCTCGCTCATTGCGTCGTCTTCGTCCTCCAAGCTACGCAGTCGCTTGTAAGCCTCGTCGTGATCCCGCTGCAAATCAGAGAGCAACTGATAATCAGTCTCACGCGCTATCTCGTCATCCAGCGAACGCAGGTACTCGACTAATTCAGCACGCTCGTCAGTTGTTTGCATCATCAGTTATTCACCGCCTGTTGCTGGACATATTCACGATAAGCCGCGCGCGCGGCTTCCCGCTTGGTCAATCCCTGCTCGCCGGCGTGACAGTCTTTCGTCCCGCCGAACGCGGCGCATTCGCGCCGAATATGTGTCGCAGAGCCGGAGACAGCGCGGAAGATGCATTCGGGATGCATGGCTTCTTTGCCGTTGTTGACCGGGACTCGCTTCTCGCCCGGCTCAAAAGTTTCTTTGCAATGCAGACATTTCATAAGATCATGAGTTAATCGGGGGAAAGATTGAGTCAATCAGTCTGCCAGTCTCAAAATCCGGCGCGATAATGATTTCGCGCCCGTCTCCTAGGGCAATGTTCCCCGGTCGTTTGCCGTGGCCGCAGCATGAAGCGACTGTATGCACGCCCGCATCGTTTAATGCCCGGACGATTGGAGCGATGCAACTGTCAATATCTTTCGTGTCCCAACGAGCCTCGCCGGTGTGAGACAGATGCGCGGGAATTAACACCCTCAATAATGTCGTGTCGCCCCATTTACACATTATTTTCTTTTCACCAAGCCCTGCCGCAAAACAAACTGATGTGAAAGGTAGCCGGGACATTCACCCTTCTTAAATCGAGGAATCTCCACTACCTGTAAGTCGCAAAGCTCACAGATGTACGCTTGTTCATCGAACAACTCCAAAAAGGGCGGCAAGATGTCATCAGGGATTCTCGTCATGCTGCGCGGGTAGCGCACCCATCCCCAATCCTGGCTGTACAGCCGGCGCAGGCCGCGCATGGTCAATTCCTCGCGCTCCGGGTAGTAGATGGCATTGCCAACCGGCGCCATAAATTTGTTATCGCACTTCGGGTTGTCGAACACTTTGCCGATGTTATGGAACGGCTCGCCGGTGATCGTCACTCGGCCGACGATGCGCGCGACCGGCGCGGTCAGATAGACGAAAGCGATGTCACCGACTTTCGCGCCCTTCGGGACTGACCACCACCACTGTTCGGTGTCCAGCCGGTGCTGCTCAAAGGCCGGCAAATGCTCCGGGCCGCTCATGACGATGTAGTACGCGAGAGTGTATTCAGTCATGAGTCCTTCGTTTCTATTTTGCTGAGAATCATTTGTCCCGCCGCGCTCGAAGCCCTCGCGGTAACGCCAATGCCCGCGACGTTGCGCTTGCGCATGTGGTCGGCAACGAGCTTCGTCAACGCGCGTTCGGCTTCGTCCATGGTGAGACCCTTCCAGCGCGCCGCATAGCTGGCGATCTCGCTGTTCTTGTAGGTGACTGTTCCCGTCACAAACCAATCAACCTTCATCTGCCGCGCATCCTTCCGAGCATCCAGCCGACCCAGCCCGTCAGCAGGCAGGCGAGCAGAAAGGCGGCGGTGATGGCGATGCCGCCAGTTAGTAAAATCTGCGCCGCTCCCATCACGACGAACAGGAGGGCGAGCCTGTAGAAATTCATGTTCTCCATTGTCCGGCTTATTCCTCGATAATGTTGACTTTCATCCCCACGACCGCCTTGAATCCTTCGCCCGACTCTCTGGTAAGAAAACCTTTTTCCGCCAGCTTCACTAGCTCCCGCTGGACGTTGTTTGCGCCGGTGAAACCGCGACGTTGAACCTCTTTCCACACGACCGTAGCGCCTTTCGGCGCATCATCGAAAAAACCCTCATGGAGAAGTACCGCGATGCGACCCGGCAAGGTGTCAGCATCCATTTTGATCACCTCGCGGCGTTTCCTCACTTCAACTTCATAGACCGTCTCGGAGAGCGCGAGCGTTGACGTATCACCAGTGGCGGCCGGCATCTTCGGCAGACGCTTGATGACTTCCTTCACAATGGCCTCCACGTCCACGGGCGCGGCGGGAGCAGGCTTTGACTTGTCGGGCGCAGCCGAGGCCACGGGACGCGCCGCATTGCGCCCTTCCCGCGCGAGCTGTGCGCTCAACTCTTCGACCGCGCCGGTCAGTTCCGCCAGACGTTCAACCAGAGCGGAAATGAGGCCGGGCGACAGAGAATCGTCGTGTGTGACCATGGCAGGCGTCTCTTCCTTTCGCTTGGGCTGCGGTTTCTGTTCGGCGGCGACGTCGGCCGTGATTGAACCGAGGGCGACGGCGCGCGCCTGCGCTTCATTCAGCCAGGCGGGCTGAACGTACACGTGTTTGATCGTCTCACCGAAACAGGCGAAGAACTGGCCGCGCCCAAGTTTCATCACCTGCGCGGCCTTCGGCTTCTCGGTGTCTTCGGGGATGTTGGCCAGCGTGCGCTTGACCTCGTTCTGCTCGCGCTGCACGCCGACGATCCAGACGGTCGCCGCTCGCAGCATGGTTTTCCAGATGCCGGCAATGTCCTGGCTGTCCATCCAGATAAAGTTGCGCAAGCCCGCGCCCTCGCGAATGAGACGTTCGGCCGCGAGCTTCACGGGCGTCATGCGGGATTCGGGGATGAACTTCCACGCCTCGGGCATGACGGTGATCACGCCCTCTTCGTGTTCGTGAATCCACTCGACGACGGAGCGGATGACAAGCATCTGCATCTCTTCCGTGTAGGCCGTCAGGTCCATCACGTTCAGACCGTCACGCAGAGAAATCTTCGACGAGCGCGGCAGCCGCTCGATCTGCGGAATCACGATGTCGAGGTATTCACCGAGCAGCATGTAGAGGTCTTCGTCCATGCCGCGCTTGGCCGTGCCTTTGAGTCGCTCGATGTTGACGCGCACCTCTTTGAGCGTGTGCGCCCCTTCGGTCGCGCGGATCGTCCAGGCGCGCTCGAAGTTCATCTTCTTTTTCATGGCCGAGGCCATCAGCGATTCAACGAACTCCCAGAACGGCCGCCCCTCGGTCGCGCCTTCGCGGAAGTAGGGCTGGATGCGGTGCCCGTCGGCAAAGCTCGACTCGCCGCGCTTCGTCTTGAAGACAATCGCGCGCCGGCCGGAGCGGGTGATGAGGGCTTCGAGCGTCGTCGTCTTGCCGCTCATCTGCGTCTGCCCGGTGACGGCCAGATGATTGAGCGGGACGCTGACCGGCGCTCCGGTGTTCATTTCATAGCCGAGATGGATGGTCGTTTGCGTCATCCGATGTCTCCGATTTCAATCACGTCTACCGGTTGGATGAAGTTGACGGCGCGCGTCTCTTCCTCGTTGTAGATGGCGCAGAGCTCGGCCGACATGCCGAACTCCGCGATGAGCAGCGCGGCGGCTGCCGGGTGCGGCCAGCGCCCCTCACGCGCGACCGAGAGCGAGATGTGTTTGCACCATCCTTCAGGATGCTCTTCGATGGTGTAGCAGACGCGGAAGCCGCCGGGCAGTTGGGCGCATGATTCCGGGTACACTTCACCGACCGCCTTGCCCTCGTCAATCAGGCGGCGCAGTTCTTCAAGCTTGATCGGGTTGGCGTGCGCGTTGTCTTTCAGGCGTTTGATGATGGCCGTCACGCGCGGGTCGCCAAGAATTAAGACCGTCATGGATAACTCTCCGGTAAGGGCGAGCGCCAGCGAAAGCAAATGGCGGCTCTCGCTGACGCTCGCGGTCAAGGGCGGTTGACTCAGGCGGCCAGACGTTCCGGCGCGGAGTGTGCCTTTCGCACGAATTCCGCATAGGCCAGGCGCGCGCGCCGCTGCGCCCGCAGAGCCAACCGTCGCTCGACGTCCTTCAGGTACTCGCGGACGGGGACGAGCGCGCGCGCTTCCTCTAACTCCTGAGGGGTGCGCGGCTCGCCGCAGTATTCCACGTCCGGGTCTGGACGCCAGATGCGATCAAGCGTCATGGAAATCTCCGTGCAGCGATCCCAGGCCTCGCGCACGAGCGGGTGGTTGGCGATGTAGTCCCGCGCCTCTTCCGAGATGAGCGGGAACGATTGTGTAACGACGACACCGGGCATTGTGGGGTTCTCCTTTCGTCTTCTGACTACATGCGGAAGTATATCAAAATTTTATAGACAGTCAACGCACTTCCTAGCGCCGGCTGTCCGCCTCGTCGTCGTCCGCGGTCTGGCAGTAAAGTCGCGCGATGTGAATTTCCACGCACATCACGCAACCCTTGACGACCGCAGGTTCATCTACGACCGTGAGGAGGTGCAGCAGCAGGTTCACGCCTGATGCCATGCCGCGGTAGAACTCTTCCTGCTGCGCTTCGGGGATGAAGCCGACGAGTTGCCGGCGCAGCTCCTCGGGCACGGGTTCACCGATTGTCTCATCGGCTAGTTTTCGTAGATTTTCCGGGGTGATGTTGAATACAATGGGCTCGTTCATGACTTAGCTCCCTTCAAAGCTGTTAAGTTATGGGCGTGGCGGGCGGGCGCAAGAGTCAGTTGCGACCGCCCTCCCTTCTGTTGGCGTCCCTCCTTGTCCCTTCTAATTCAGCGAGGTACTGAGCAGCGCGGGCGACGAGGCGGCGGCGGCGGGGATGAACGAGGACACGTCCGCGCCCGCGCCCGGCTGTTCAATCTTGTCGATGACGACGATGCGCGCCGCCCAACTCGTCGCGCGGTCGGAATTCTCGAACGCCCCTTCCGGCAGTTCGAACGACTCGCCGCCGACGTGTTCGAGCCACGCGCGGAACTCCTGCGCGCGGCCGTCGCCGCGGTAAAAGACTCCCTCACTCATGAGAGTCGTGATGCGCCCGCCCCACTTGCACCACTCCCACATCCGGCGCACGTGCGTGATGTCCGTTCCCAGCCCGTCGCAGCCGAAGGGCGGATTAGCGATGACGCGATCAAAGCCCGTCTCCGGGACAGGGAGGCGCAGGAAATCGTCATGGATGGGGCGGTAGCCCTGCGCTTCGAGGGCGCGGACGAGCAGACCGGCAATCTCGATGAGCGTCAACTCCGAGTTCGGGTAACGGTCGCGCACGATGTTGGCGATATGCGCGCCGCCGGCTTCCGGCTCAAGGATCGTCATGCCGTCTTCGATGGCCGCGTGTTCGAGCATGAGTTCCACCACGTCGGGCGGGGTAGGGAAGTAATCGGGTGGGAATTGACCCGGATACATCTCGCGCATGACGCGCTCGGCTCTGGTCATCTCCGCGACCGCGACCCTGCGCCCCAAGTGTTCGCGCAGCGCGGCGCGCAGTTCCGGCAGCGAATCGATATTCATGAGACGCAGCCGCTTGAAGTGGCCGAGGGCTTCTCGGATGCGGTCGAGCGTCCAGCGCGACGTGCGGTGCAGGCGCGCGCGCCGGTAGAAATGGCGCAGCAGGTCGGCGCGCTCGTCGCCGATAAATCGAATCTCATCGGAGACGTGTTCGCGGCAGAGTTTGAGGATGCGCGACGAGACGAGCTTCGAGCCGTCGCGGTCGCCTATCTCGCGGGCGATTTCCGCGAGGGTGTGTTTGCCGACGGACGGCCAGGGATACGCGACTTTGGCAACGTCCCCGCCGGCGCGCGCCAGTATCTCGTCGAGAGCTTCGGCGTGGGTGCGCCAGCGGATGCGGTCGGTGTGGCGCGTGAGGCGCGCTTGCAGGTCCCGCGCGTAGTTCCTGAGCGTGTCGGCCATCGCCAACTGCTCGCGCGCCGTGTCGTCGGCGCGCTCGGCCTGCATGATGCGCCGCTCGGTGTTGAGCCGTCGCGGCGAGTTGAGCGCATCGGTCGCTCTGTCTTCCATCCGGTCGGCCAGCACGCCGAAATGCCCGATAGCGTTCTGACGGACGCGCTCGCGGTTGGCGAGCAATTTTTCAAGGCGCGAGATTTCAAACACGTCGCGGCTCTGTAGCTGAACGAACTTCTCGGCCTGCGCCTCGGAGAAGAAACGAAAGCCGCCCGGCGTGTTCGTCGGTTTCCACTCGCGCTGATAGTTGCCGTCGAGCTTGCGCGCGGCGATGCACAATTCCTCGAACGTCGTGCGGTCTTCGCGCTCGGCCAGGACGACGACCCATATCTCACACTGGCGTTTGTCGTGATAGGACTTGACGATCTCCATGTAGTTGCCCTCGCCTATCTCGATGCGCCGGATGTTCGCCTTTTCAATCATCAGGCCAGCGCGCCGCTCGTGCGCGACGTCCGCGCGCAGTTCGTCAAAGCGAGCCAGTTCTTCCTCATTCAGCTCGCGCTCGCCGGCGACGCGGATCATCCGCTCGATTTCATAAGACTTGCCCCGGCCTTTCGGGATCATCGCCTTGTCTCGTTTGAGAGCGGCGATGCCGCGCTGCCGGATGCACGTCTCGAAGTCTTCGAGCGTTTGCGGGTTCGTGACGGCGCGCTCGCGCTCGGCCTGCGCCGCTTCGTAGCGGGCGCGCGAGGCGGCTACTCCCTCGCGATGCGCGTCCAGATCGTCGTCGGTAAGTGCATTGACGGTCTTCGTGATGAGTTCAAGCCGGTAGGCCTGATCGTTGAAATAACGCATCGAGACGCCGCCCGCGCGGAGCCGCCCGAAAGTGAAATCCTCGATCAAGTCCCAGACGATCCGCTCGACCAGTTCATCCTTGCGCTCGCCCCGGCTGCCGATACCGCCGATACATTCGAGACGTCCTTTCTTGAACTTGTTGAGTTCGTCGGTCAGTTGTGGCCGCGAGACGATCACGCGCCGGAACATGGCCACGTGCGCCGCGGCGTCCGTCTCAGGTTGGAGGATCGTCTCCGAGAAGTAGCGGCGCACCTCTTCGAGCGCGACGCCGGGCTGCTCGTCGGCCGTCGCGCCGTCGCCGTCCGTGATGGGCGGCGGCGGCGGGGTGTCATCAAAGTGGGGACAGGTGAGACTGTGATTCGGCGTGACGTAGCCGCATCGCTGACAGCGCCCGCCGGTCGGGACTGGCGCGGCCGTCTCTGCGCTTCCCGTGCCTTCAGGCTGCGCGTTCGCGCTCGCGTCGGCGTCCCCCGTGGCGTTACTCGCCGCGGCGGTGAAAGCTTCTGGCCAGACGGCCAGAACTTCCTCGCGCGTGACGTAGGAGAGCGCGCCGCGGCGCACGCTCCATCGAGAGCCGTCCGAGAGTTCGAGCGTGATGAAATCAACCTTGTGTTTCTGCTCCTGCCCGACGGCGCGGCCGATGCGCTCGAACATCTGGTGCGCGATGTCATTGATGCGCCAGTAACCGAATGCAAAGCGCGCTTCGAGTTCGGCCTGTTTCGCGCTCGTCGCGGCGCAGATTTGCGCCCGCTCGGCGGCGGTGAATCGTTCATCGGAGGGTGCGAAGTTCTCCACGACGAGCGGCAGCCGGAAGATGTCTTGATACTTGAACAGTTCGTCGGGGCGGGTGAAGGAAGCGACGGCGGCCACGTGCAACTGCGCGTCGGTGGCGAGCGTGTGCGTCGGGACGCTGGCGGCGCGCAGCCGGTCGCGGCGCGGATCGCGCGGTCTGAGGTTGAGGCGCGGGCGAGCCAGGACGTACGGCACGTTGCGCCATTCAACGAGCATCCCTTCATAGCCTACCTGTCGTTGCCAGGTCTTGTATTCAAACGTCTCACCTGTGAAGTCCTCGCGCCGGACGAGGCGCATCGCGTCGCGCGACCCGGGCGCGTGGCCGCGGCCGATGTCAACGTAGAGTTCGCGCCCGAACTGGAAGGGGCGGCGCACTCTACCAATCGTCACCTTGTCGGCGGAATAAGACTCGCGGATGTCGCCGCCCGTCTCCAGGCGCTCCGGGTCAACCTCGACCGTGAGGCGTTCGGCCGTCAAGTCTCCGAGCGCCTCGCGCTCCGGGCCGGATTGCGAGCCGTACACGACCGTTTCTTTCTTCGGCTGGCGGCGTCGCTCGTCGGCGGCGGCGTGACGTTGCAGGGCTGAGAGCGCGCCCTGATTGGCCGCCTCTGTGATGTTGGCCGCGGCCGCTCCGTTCATGACGAGTTCGACGGCCGCCGGGAGTTCCACGCCGGCGACGAGATGCCGGCAGATTTGCAGCCGTTCGCTGCACAATTCCAGATGCGCCGTGTGGTCGCGCTCGGCGTACTGGTCGCCTTCGGCGCGCGCCCGCTCGATGTGCCGTTCGTGCCCGGCGATGGATAATTGTAAATCTTCCTCGGTGCGCTTCCAGACGGCGGGCAGTTCAAAGCCCGCGAACGCCGTCAGGCGCGGGCGCAGTTGAAAATAGTCACGATGCCCGTCGGCGCGGGCGCGAACGCGTTGGTCACGATATTTTTTTCCTGCTCTACGCATAATCGGATGTCCCTTCGTTGGTGTCGGTTAGTGGCTTGTGGGGAAGCCGAAATGTTTGTTCTTACGGCGACCGTGCCGCCGGTGCGCTTTGGCGAGCGCGCGCCGGAGGGCTTTAATCGCCGCCGCCGTCAGTAGGTGCCGATTGCTTCGCAGGGTTGCTCCGCAGTGCCGGCAGAGATGAAACCGCAATTGACAGTCCCTCCTTTTCCAGAATGGTTTCGAGGATGGCGCGCTGGCGCGCTTCGAGCGTGACGAGCAGACGCCGCACGAGACGCGCCTGAAATCGCGCATAGGCGGCCTTGATCTGTTCCGGGGTGTAGCTGGCCGGGGCGACCGCGCGCCCCTCACGCTCGGCGCACACCGGGCAGAGGCGGCGCGCTTCCTTGCGCTCCTTCAGGACGCGCTCGAACATGCGGTCGCCTTTCCACGTGCGCACCACGCTCCACGTGATCCCGGCCTGAGAGACGACGGCCATGAAGCGCGCGCCGGTGCCGTTTCGGTGATGATGGAGTCGGCCGGTCAAGGTGTGCGGTGTGTGCGACCAGCCGAGGTAATGGAGCTTCCCGTAGTAGGGAAGGTCGAAGTGAATGAGATAGACGACGCCCGGATATTTCGAGCGTCGCCGTTTCTTTTGCTTTGGCTTGTTGGTGGCCATCGCGCTTGCCTCCTAACCTCTGAGGCAAGCTATTTCGAGAACCCACGCGGGCGACGGCGGGAGCAGCGCGCCGCGCGTGATGCGGTCAGCGATGAAGGGGTGGGCGAGCGGGGCGATCTGCGCGGCCAGCTTGAGCGCGTGATCGAGTTCGTGCGGGCGCAGCCCGATCTGCTCAAGACGGCGGCCGAGGTAGGAGAGCATCTTGACCGTGCCCGTCTCGTAGGTCGAGAGCGTGATGAGACGTGCGGCCAACTCGTCGCCGTAATCGGTGCGCGGGACGACGCGATAAACCGGCTCCGCGAAGAACGCGCCGTTGCCGCCGCACTGCTGGCAGCACATGATGGCGTCGTCCTCGCAGGCGTAGAAGGGCAGCGTCACGCCCTTGCCGCGACAGCGGGTGCAGGTGTGATGCTTGCGGTAGAAGTCGCTGATCGTCTTGCCCGGGTGCTGCTGCTTCCAGGCGAGGACGGTGGCGATTGACGGCGGCTCTGCGAAGTCGGAGAGACGGATGAAGCCGAACCGCTCGACCGCATACCGGCGCTCGCCGTCCAGCACCACGACGTCCGCCACCGAGAGCGAGCGATCCGTGTACCCGAACGGGTGATTGATGTTGAAGATTTGATAGACGCTCTCCAGCCGGGCGTGATCGTCGGCGTCGGCGTCGAATCTGATTTCACCTTCCCACGCGCGGCGCAGCTCGTCGGCGGCGTGATACTCGGTGAAGCGGTGGCCGTGCGTCTCGTTCAGATAGATGGTGACGTTGACCATCGCCGTGACGGTGGGCGGGATGATGCGGAAGCTGCTCGCCTCGGAAAACTCTACTGCCCCCGTCGCCGCCGAGGGCGGGATAGGGAACGACCTTGCGCTGTCGCGCTCAATTTCAAGTAGCATGTCGGATGTCCTTCTTTCGTTGTGTTGTTGGTAGTTTGTGGGAACTACTTACTACGCGCCCGACTATATCAAATTTTTATATACTGTCAAGCTTCAAGTGCATGCGCCCAAAAGAGAAACGCGCCGGGCTTTCGAGCCCGGCGCGTCTGGGGTGAGGGAAGCGAGGTTGTTAATTCGTCAAGCGGCCTTCTGCTGGCGCTCGTCGAGCGAGTCGGCGCGGTGCGGATAGCCGCACTTCTGACAGAGGTTGCAGGTGCGGCAGTAATTCTCCGTCTGGCAGCGCGGACACTTGACCAGGCGGCGGCGGCACTGCGCGCAGCGCGCGATTAAGGTCAGACGGTGGACGCCGCTCATGAGGTTGCTCCCGCGACCGCGCGTTCCTCAGTCGGCAGATAGTCGGGCAGGTTCTTGCCGATGGTGCCCGTCGGCACGCGCTCGATGCGGACGAATGAGACGGGCGTGATCCGCTCCATCGCCCGGACGTACTGCTCGAAGACGGCGCGGTCGAACTTGAAGGCGGCGGGCAGGTTGACCTGCGCCCACGTGACGGCCTCCGCTTCGTTGTAGATGAGGCGCGTTTCCTCTCGCACCTTGAGCGTGTCGTTGACGGTCTTCGCGCCGGTGGTGCGAAAGTGCAGGACGGCGCGCGCGCGCACGACATGATCGAGCGTGGCGGCCTGCTCCCTGGCGCGGCGGGCGCGCTCGTCGGCGGCTTGATAGTTGAGCGACGATTTGACCTCTTCCACGAGTCGGCGCTGCACCTCACTGTTCACTTCCGCGACGCGGCGCGCGACGGCGAGTTCGCGCAGCAGGTCGTCGGTCGAGCCGGTGCAGCGGTGGGCGTCCAGGATGAGGCGGCAATCGTCCTCGTCGTGTTTGTCCATCGCTACGATGACGCGCGCGGCGTCGGGAAAGGCGTTGACGCCTTCGTGCATATCGGTCGCCAGTTCGACCAGCGCGGCGGTGGCCAGCGGCTCGCGGTGCAGGCCGGTCGCGCCGCGCGGCCAGATCGTGCCGTCGGGATGAAGCTCGGCGTCATGAGGCTGGCGTTGTCCTGGCAGACCGATGAACAGCGCGAGATAGATGTGTGGTTTGATCTTGTTCATGATCGTTCTCGATGTCCTTTGTGTTGTGGTTGGAAGTTGATTGTGGGGAAGGGGCGCGTGTGGGCGAGCCGCTTCCGTGGATACTATCAACGCCTGATAGTGTGAGACAAGGGCGCGCTCACCGTCTGAGGCGAGCGACAGCGGCCGTGTCCGGGTCGGGAAATCTCTGCCGGAGCGCGAGCAACAGCACGTCGCGCTCCGGCAGAGATTCATCGGCGCGCAACTGGTCGAGCGTGAGCGGCCGCATGGATTTGAAATCGATCTTGCGCGGGTCTTCGATTGACAGAGGCCCGATTGTCCACTGGACGGGCTGGACGCGGAAGTTGCGCCTGCTGGCTCTGACGACCTCCATCTTGCCGGGGTGTTTTTTCGACCAGCGGCACGCGAGGACGTCCTGAAATTCTGTGCGGTAAAACTGCACGCCTTTGAGCATGGGTGCTTCGTCATCCTTTCGTCGGAGTTTGAGGAAGTTGAGAGGGGGTGGCCGGGAGCCGTCGCCGCTTCCTTCCACCAGCGGCCAGCGCGTCCTGTCCTTGAACAACGGCGGCGCGGTGCCACGGCGACGGCTCCCGACATAAGGCACGCTGGAAGCGCGGGCGAGTGTATCCCGCGCGCGATCCCGGTGTCTATAAAAATTTGATACTGCGTCATGAGGCTTTGCGCTCGTCGGCCGGCGCGGCCTCGGACGGTTCGGCGTGGCGGTTGACGAGGGCGAGCGCGCGGGCGGCGTAGCGGCCGCAGGCGTCGAGCGCCTCCTCGCTGGCCGACTCGACGCCGGCCACTCCGCAGATGTCCCGGAGCAGTTTGCGGAGCTGCTCGGCGTCCTCGCGCGGGAGGGCGAGGACGGCCGGCGCGACGGTCAAGATTTGGGTTGCGGCGGCTCGGTCGGCCGTGCTATTTTCTTGTTCGCGTTTCATCTTGTCTTTCTCCCTTTCTCGGATGTCCTGTCGGTTGTGTTGGGGGGCGAACGGCAAACTGGAGCGTCTGACTACGAGGGCTGGCGATTGCTGTGGGGCTTTCGCCAGCCCGATTCGTTTTCAGCAGGTATAGCGACGCGGCCGAACGTGTCCGCCCGGCCTTCCAGCGCCCTCCAACGAGTTCAAAACAACGAGCCCGGCTTCCTCCCGCCAGAGATGGAAATTCAGCGCGCCCGGCACGTGATAGCAGGGCTGGCAGAACCGCCCGGCTTCGCACGGACAGGCGACCCACAAAAGACCGTTCATGGTGCGCGTGAAGATGGGGCAGTAGAAACTGTGATCGGTGACGACGCCGTACTGAGAAAAGACCGAGACGGCGGAGCGACGGCGCAAAGTATCCTCGCGGTCGGAGAGCAGCCAGATGTGGAGCGACCGCGAGAGCGCCGCCTCTTGCGCGCGGGTGAAATCCTTCATCGCGTAGTCATAAAAGCGCGGCGCGTCATGTTCGAACTGGACGTAGGTGGACGTGGCTTGCTGCATCGGTTTCCTCTAGCGCGATGGCCGCGCGCCCTTTTCAGAGCGCGCGGCCTCGCCGCGTCGGGGTGATGGGGCGCGCATTACTGGAACTGCGCGGGGTTCGTCTTGGCCGCGTCCTGGATGGCCGCGATGGGGTCGCCCTTGCCCGGCTTGGCGAGCTTGTGGTAGCGGATGTTGCGCCCCTTGCCGTCTTCGAGTCGGACGACCAGCCCCATGGCGGCCAGCCCGCGCGCGATGTTGCGGTCGGCGTTCGAGTTCAGATCGCCGCGCGTAACGGGCTGCTCGGGCGTCGCCGCGTTGAGGCGGTTGTAGATGGCGACGGCGGCCTGCGCGAGCTTGTCGGTGCGGCTCTGGCCGCCGGCATCGGCCGAGCGCGCGGCGCGGGCTGGCTGGCTGGACTCGGGGGCAGCGTCAGCGGCGGCCGGGGCGGTGACGTTCGCCGCATCGCGCAACTGCGCGCTGGCCTCGCGCGTGTCCTGGACGGCTTTGGCGGCGGCGGTGCGGGTGGCGCGGGCGGCCTTGCCCTTCGTCGCCCCCTTCGTCGGAGCGGTGGCGGCGGCAAACTCAGGGTCGAGTTCAACGGTCGTTTCGTTCACCGGGGCGGCGGCGGCAGTCTCAAGCGTCTCTTTGCTCGCGCCCTTCTTCGTCGCGCCCTTCTTGCTGGCGGCTTTGGTCGTGGTGGTGGTGGCGGTGGTGGTGGTGGCGGCGGCTTTGGTCGTATTTTTCATGGTGTCGTTTTCCTCTCTCTGTGAATCAGGGTTAATGGTGGCCAATGCGATCAAGCGACGCATCGGATTAGTTTCGGTTTCGAGTCTGCGCCATTCGTCGATGCCGAGCAGCGAGCAGAGTTGATCGGAGGCGGCGCGCGTAGCTGAGCGAACCTGCGTGCGACGAGCGCACGCCTCACGATATTGTTCCCAATCGTTGTCGCTCGCCAGCGCGAGACATTCGCGGTCAACTCTCTGCAACTCGGTATTCAAAGAACGATAGCGCGTGATGAGGGCGGCGGTCGCTGCGTTTGCTTCTGGTGCTGCCATCGTCTCGTTCGTTCCTCTCTCTCGTCTGCCCGCGTCGTCTCGCGGTGTGACGGAACTATATCAAAGTTTTATATAGTGTCAATAGGGCAAGACGCAAAAAGGCGCGTCTTTACTGCGCGCGGGACTCCTAACGGCGGGCGGACAACACTTGCCGTCGCAAAAAATTTTTCACTTTTTTTTGTGGGATGTGGGAAAAATCAATCGCCGCCCCCGGAGCTCCCCAGAGGCGGCGTCGATTTGAGTATTTTCCATCGAAAACACTCGGCCTGTAGCTGCGGATTGTACCATGAGCGGGGGCTGGTGACTAGGCAAAATGAAAAAAGTATGTTGATTTTTTATAGAGTCGAAGAGTAGTATGCGCGGCAGTGTTCGAGCGCGAGAGAACTATTTGCCGCCAGGCTATTGACAGGGAAGTACCGGGCGGCTAGGCTCGCGCCCGATTGAGAGCGGCGCACCTTTGGCCTGAGGCGCGCGGCTCGCCGTCGTATCCTCTGCCAGCACTTAGCCTGTGGCTGGACGAGGCGGGCGGTTCAGACCGTAACGCGAAAGTGTTGCGGAACTTTAACCGGCAGTGCTACAAACACAGCGTCCCCCCTCCCGACCTGAGAGTTGGACGGTGATTTTGTAGGCGGCCTATAGGAGCTCCAACATGCGAAGCCTAGCAATCTTCCGTGCCCCGTCGTCTATCTGCACATGGACGAGGGCAGGGAACGAGTCCACCGGCAGGGGGTGTCGTCCATGGTAAAGACGACGGAACCTCCGGCCACCAAACTCTTAATCAACGAAACCCCGCTGCAATTTCTTCCGACGCTCGCCGTGCTCATCGGCGACCGCCCGGCGCTCGCCCTGCAACAAGTTCACTACTGGCTCAACAACGTCAACGAGCACGGACGCCGCACGGCGCATCTGCGCGAGGGGCGCTACTGGATTTACAACAGCTACGATGACTGGCACGCCGACAAGTTCAAGATGTGGTCATTGCCGACCATCAAGCGCGTGTTCCTGTTCCTCGAACGAGAAGGCATCGTCGAGACCAGGCAATACGAACTCTCGGAAGGAAACGGGCGGAAGTGGTACACCATCAACTACGAGCGCGTGACGGAGATCGAGCATTGCGGAGGATTGACACAGAAACAGAAACGGCGCACGCGAGCGACGAGACAGCCCGGCCAGGACGCCGACGAAGAGTTGTCATTCGACGCCATCGGGGGGGGTGGGATCAATTTGATCCCACCCCCCCCGATGGATCAAATTGATCCCACCTTCGGATCAGAACGATCCGTTCTCTTAGGTACAGAGAGAACTACACAAGATCGAATACCACATGCTTCGCATGGCGAAGCGAGCGAGAACGGCGGGGCGACGGCGTTAGCCCTCATCCCGCTGCGCGGGGAAGCGGCGGCGGCGACGACCGCGGCGCACGCGCAGCGCCTCGTGGTCGAGACGGACACGGTGGGCGAGTTGATCGCGGCGGCGATGCAGGCGGGCGTCCCCGTCACCGAGGACTTGATCAACGATGCCGAGCGGGTGGCGCGCGAACTGGCGCGGGGCGCGCTCGGCGGGCGGCGCCGGCCGGAGGACTGCCCGGCGTGGTTCATCCGCGGATGTTTCGGCGTGCTGCGCAACAAGGTGCGCACGTTCCGGGACGAAGACGTGCAGGGCGCGGCGGCCAAGCGGCTCTGGGCAGACTTTTGGACGATTGAGCAGGTGGCGTGGTGCCTGGACCTGCTCTTGCGTGACCCTTATCGCAAAGACTGTCGCGAGTCGTTGCTGACAGTCGAGCGCGAGATCGGCACCCGATACGCGAAGGCGTATCGAGCGACGGACGGAACAACCCCACACACAACACAACCAGACGGAAAGGACACACCAGGATATGAAAGCAGCAGCACTTTTGGAACGGCCGCCGGAGCCGGAATTGAGGCGCGAGCCGCCGACAATTACGGCGGTTTCTGCCAGCAGCCCGCAGCAGCAGCAGCAGCAGCGGCACCAGCAGCGGTTGAAGATACTGGCGCAGTTGTTGGAGGACGCGCTCATCACCTCCAACTTGTCGAACGTGAAGACGGACGAGGCGCGGCTTCGTGATCTGCGCCGGCGCATCTTCGAGGCGGCGAAAATCTACAACGACCATCTGCGCCCGGAGCGGATACCGACCTACAAACTGCCGGCCGTCTTCGTTCACGCCTCGCTCTACCGCGACCCGGAACACCCGTTCTGCGTGGCCGACGTGCGCCAGGCGTGGACGGAATTGAAGGGCAACCCGGAACTGATGCTGCGCTATCTGCCCGACGGCGACCCGACGGCGCAGCACGCGCTCCTGCCACCGGCAGACCCGAACTGCCGGGAGTGCCGGGGAACGGGGATGCGGCGCGGGAGCGTCGTCTGTACGAGCTGCCGTACGTGCCCGAACTGCTTTAATTCACGGCTGGAAATTTTCGAGGTCGAGGCCGGGCAGACGGCGGCGCGGCGGTGCGGGCGGTGCTGTCCGCCGCTGCCGCCCGAGGAATTCGGCTAATCGGGGGCGAGCAGAGAATCCGAATCTCCGGAACAACCCGGCACATTTACGCATCCAAGAGCGCGTGTTCGACGTTTAGACTTGCGCTCTTGGGGCGTTTTTGTTTACAAAGGAAGCAGAGCTGAGCTAGACCTTACCCCACATCTTCGCTCCCGCGACTCTCAGCGTCTCAAAGGCCGAATAATTGAAGTTTCGCAATTGACTCGGAGACCGCCCCCGTGAGCGTTTTGGCACCGTCGCGCCTCGGCGACTTTTTCTCTCAATACCTCGCACCGTTTTCCTCGCACGTGCACCGCAATGTGGAGATGGTCTGCGCGCTGATGACGGCGCGCTGTCTGGTGACGCAGGAACACCTGGAGCGGACGGCCATCTACGCCGACGGGATGGCGGAGATTTTCGGGCTGTCGCGGGAGCGGCGGCGCGCGCTGCGGATCGGGGCGCTGTTGCATGACGTGGGGAAGATGGGAGTCCCGGACGAAATTCTGCATAAGCCGGGCAGACTGACGGCCGCGGAATTCAACGTCATGAAGCTGCACCCGCAGATCGGGGAGCATATTCTGGCGCAGAATCACTTTCCGGTCGGCGTGACGGATTGCGTCCGCTGGCATCATGAGCGATGGGGCGGGCGGGGCTACCCGGACGGCCTGAAAGGGAAGGAGATACCGATCACGGCGCGCATTCTGGCCGTCGTTGATTGCTACGACGCGGTGCGCGAGGACAGGCCCTACCGCGCCGGGATGGACCGGCAGGAGGCGATAGACGTGTTGCGGTGCGGCTCGGAGACGATGTTCGAGCCGCTCATCGTGAAAGCCTTCGTCCAGAATTTGCACAAATTTGAACGGGAGATAGAAAGGCACAAAGTTTCCTATACGCCGTCGCGCATCGCGCCTTCCACCCTCACAGCGGAAGCGCGGGCGGTCGAGCCGCCGCAGGGCCTCGACCCGCCGCCGCTCAAGGCCTAAAGCCCCTCACCCTTCCTCAGAGGCACAATTCAACATGGCTATCCGTCGCTATCGGAGCCGCAGGACAACTGCGCCTCCGGGGCAATACCTCACCGGCGGACTGCTCGTGCATGACAATCAAGGCAATCTCTCACCGAAGCCTATCGGGGTCAGCAAGCGAGCGTCCAAAAACCTACAGAACGAACACCAGGAACAGAGCGCATTTTTCAGCCAGATCGAGAAGAACGCGCAGCGTGCGCCGGAGCTGCTGCGCTTCCGCGCCATCCCGAACGGCGGCTACCGGGGCGAGCGCGTCGAGTACAAACGCAAGGATGGAAGGATCGGGGATTACAACCCGGTGGCGTATAAATTGAAGGCAGAGGGCGTCCGCGCCGGCACGCTCGACACGCTCTGCACGGTGGCGCGGCGCGGCTACCATTCGCTGTGGATCGAGTTCAAGGTGAATGACAACACGCTCTCGGAAGAACAGCAGCGGGAGCGTGAATTGCTGCTCGCGGAAGGGCACTCGGTTCATACGGTCTGGACGTGGGTGGAAGCGTGGCACGTCTGCATCTGGTATTTTGATTATGACCCGGAGCAGCTTTTCATGCCGCTCAAGAATGGATTTTTCGACAACGGGCGCGGCCACGACCTCAAGTGCGGCTGCGACCTGCAACTGAGGGCGATGCCGTCATGGGACTATCAGAAGAGTCGAAACATATTTCGATGAAGCGATTTCTGGCTTGCGGCTGGCGTCCCTTGCCGCCATGCAGGGAAGGGTGCCTGATACGCTACAGCCTGCGCCGGACGGACGGCGCGGAGTTCGAGCAGCACGCGCACCTGGAATGAAAGGGTGGGCAGATGTGCATCATGACGCTCTGCCTGATGGCGCGCGGTCGTGGAGCATAGCGAGCGCGGCGGGCGTCTCAACCTGCACATGGAGGGCTACGGACGGCGCGGAATCCGCATACCAGACTTACGCGCGGGGAGTAACAATCATGGCGACCGATGAGAAACGACCGAGTGAGATTGCCGAGGAAATTGTTGAGGCTTGGGCTAACACCGAGGCCGGGCCGCTGGATGTTCCTCGCGGCCGGTTGTGGATACTGAAAAAAGAGATCGCGGATGCCATCAGGCATGAGCGGGTGCGGAGGATGACGACTGAAAATAATTCCTTGACAGGATAGGTGCTATCCTGTATCCTGCGCTTGTCTTTGAAAACAAACGAGCCTGACAGGGCGGCAACCCTCTCAGGCTCTCCACCACAAACCTTAGAAACAGTCGAAGGAGACTAAGGATCATGGCTACTCAAAATACTAACACGAATAAAGTCACAGTGGCGGCAGAGGCGCAGGGCTTCATGCTGACCGCTACGTTCATCGTCGAGGGCAACCGGTACGCGCACAAGGCGATGAATTTTAGCGGGCATGCCCGCTTCGGTGAAGGCGACGAAGTGTTTGCGAAAGTGAGCGAACTCAACAGCCGCGATAATCGATTCAGTATCCAGGTCAGATACGCGGATATTCCCGAAGCGGTCAAAGCCCTCCTGCTCGCCAGCGACCCCGAATTCGCCAACTGGCAGCCTCAATACAGCTATCCCTTCCCCGTCGCGGCAGAAGACACAGCGCGCGTGCGCGCTCTTTACGAATCGCTCTGCGCAATTGAACGCCAGTACGAAGTCGAGAGCATCAAGCGCGAAGTAGCACTCGTCGCAGAATCGGTGAAGGACAAAGCTCAATATCAACTCACTGTTCAGGCAGGCGAGCGTGATGGGCATGGCAAAATCACGCTCGCCGGGTCGGATGTGAAGTGCTACCTCAGCCGCCACAGTGACGGTCGCTGGCTCGCCGTCGTCTCTCATCGCAATGTGCCTGACTCGTTCCTCAAGGCGCGGGGCATCAAGCGTAAAGACCTCAATGGCGGGGATGTCAAAATTTTCCTGACGCGCGAGAGCCAGGCGCTGCTGCTCGACACCTTCGCTGCCGTGACTGCCGACATGGACGCAGAGCGCGAGGCAGTCGCGTCGCGCGCGCGCGCGGAAGCCGCGCAGTTTCAGGTGAAGGGATGGTGCTGGGACATAGGCTGCGACACGACCGATTCTTACTATTTCATCTACCCGGATGAAGCGCATGCTTCTCTGCGTCCCTACATCAAGAGCAGTAATGAAATCCTCTTCTCGAAGCACCTGAAGAGAACTGACCTCGATATGCTACGCGAGCGGTTCGGTGTGATCGGGGAAACCGAGGCGCGTCCCTACAGCTATGGCGGCTACATCTTCTCTATCGAAGCTTACGAATACCTGGCGAAACTGACGCAGGAGCGCGAAGCGGAAGTACAGCGCAAGGCGCGTGTGAGGGAAGAGGCTGAGGCCGCCGAGCGGCGGCGTGTGACTGAGGCCGCTCAGGGACGCGAAATCGTCGAGGTGACGGTCGAGAGCGCACCACACCCGCAGGATTTGTCGAACGTGATCTTGAATAGCCCCGCGCCCCAGGACGGCGCGTTCCTCGTCCACCGCCGCGTCGAGCGCGAGACGTGGGAGAAGATGAAAGCGGCGGGGACGCACTATCTCGATGCGGAGATGCTTGAAGATTTCGATATGTTCAACGCAGAACCGGGCTGGCGGTATTCGCTCGCGGCGATTCATGTTCTGCTCGATGCAGGTTTCGCGGTCAAGATCGAGCGCGACGTGATGACGACACACGCCGAGTTGGACAACCTCTTCAAAATGGAGGTCAAGTAATGCACCTGCTAAAAGTCGGTGAGCCTTACAATCCGCGTGTACGCCGCTGGCCGGAAGGGGCAAATTACAACTTCCGCGCCGGCGCGCACGAATTATTGATGTTCTTCCCGGCTCCGACCGCGCAGGAGACAAAAGACGTGGCGCACGGCGCGGCTCAATTCGCGCTGCATTACGAGGACGACATCCTCTTTTTTCTTTATCGTTTCGGCACTTCAATCGAGTGGTCTGACGCGCCCTATTCCTATCATCTGGTGACGGCCGACGAGCGGCGGCTACCCGAACCTTTGGAGAGCGCTGAGACCCGCGCGCTGCTGAGCATCATCCTGATCGATGCGCGCACCGGGATCAACCGGGCGATGCGCGCCTTGACGCTTTCTGCCGCTTTCACTCGTGAATTGCACGCGCGGATCACGGAGCAGGCGGCGTCTACGTGGATGGGGCCGCAGGCTCACGAAGCGGCGCTGAACCGCCTCTATTCCAGATACCCGACGACGCGCCACCTGCTCGACGTGGCGAGCGTTCGCACAGAAGGAGGGATGTGATGCCGAATCGAGGCAAGCCCGTTCGCGTGTATCCGGAGACTGAGGCGGCCATCGCTGCTGCGAGTAAAGAGGATCGTCCCGATCTGCTCCGTCACGGACTGGCCTACGCGGTGAATGTACTGGTGATGGAAGTTTTAAATAAGAAGCCGCCGCCCACACCGCGCGAACTTAAAGCATCCAGCGCGCGGGCGCAGCAGGCGCAAAAGAAACGAACATAACGACGGCCGCGACGAATCTTGCATCATTCGTCGCGGCCGTCGCGGTTAGGGGTTGAAAGAAGATGCGCGGCATACCTGACAGGGTACCGTGCATTGAGCCTCACAGTCAGCGCATAATAACAGGGAAGGCGGAATGATGAAAAGTGAGAATTCATCAATCAAACCGCGTGCCTGAGCTTTAAATCACCCCACATTGCCGGAGTCCGATAATGGCGATTATGTTATCAGCGTGGCCGCGCTCCGGGCTGGTTGAGCGGTTGTGTACCTCATAGCCGACACTAACACCTGATGGGTGATAGGTGATGGGTGACAAGTTAATTCCTCTCAAATGCGCCGGGGAGAGGTCGAGGCACACAAAGAGGGGCGCAGCACGCGAACGCGCGGCCGAGAGAGATGAATTGTGACCGGCGAAGACTCAGCCAGCCGGAGCGCACTGGCAGTCAACGAGCGGCGAGAAGCGCACGCTCCACAGGTCGGGCACGTCGGCGCGCGAGGAGACATGCATCGTCATGCCGTCCAGCGCCTCGACGCGCGCCCTGACTTCCTCATTCAAGACGAGCGCGGGAAAGTCCAGGCGCAGCGACCCGTCAGGCTCGAAAGTGAAAATGGCGTGCGTCTGACATTGATTTTCGGAGAGCCAGTGGCGCACGGTCTCCTTGACCGTATCCAGCATTTTCTCCAGGTTGTGGACTTCGGATGTCGGTGTGTTGATCTTCAATTTATCGTCTTTCATCGTCGCGGCTCCGATGGGAGGTGAAGAAACGAGCAGACAGACCGGAGGTGAGTAAACATGTGGGCAAGTTATTCCGGTTCGTCGCGTATCTTCGCACACAACGCGAGCGCGGTAGTATAAATTTTTCCCGTGGTGATGAAGGCTGGCGGGTGGGCGATTACCCCATGCAGACGATGATACCTCATGCAGCAAGGGGAGCCAGGCCTGTTCTCTCCATACGTGGCATAACCCCATTGTTATAGCAGATATGAAGGCGGGCGGGTGAAGTCCGGTCTAAACAATGTTTGACAAGTGTTGAAAATGTGTGTTTAGATGATTTCAGTCAGCGGGGGCTTACCTTTCCTCAAGTCCTCAGACACCCCAAGGTAAACACTCGAACTGACCCCCAAAACCTCACTCTATGAAGGGGCTTGCTCGTCACTCACCACGGGCGAACCGCGTTATGACATACCCTCACGTTTCGGTCCAGCTACCACCGGCTGGCGAAGGGTTCACGACTTATAATCGGGAACTAAACGGCGCAGACCAATACGGCACCAAATCGACCATCGAGCGGATCGTGGAGATAGGGCGTCGCTGGCGTGCGTCTTCTGCAATTCCCTTTGCGGTTGGCGACATCAGCCGCAAAGGCGGCGGCGTCATGCCACCTCACAAGAGCCACCAGTTAGGCGTGGATTTCGATCTGCGGCCTCTCAGGACGGATGGAAAGAACCTTCCCTGTGAATTCTCGGCACGCGAATACTCACGCGACCTCACCCGCCGGCTAATCGGCGTGATTCGAGAAGTCAACCCGCAGGCGAAAGTATTTTTCAACGATCCGGTGCTCATCAAGGAAGGGCGCTGCGCATTTCTCTCCGGCCACCACAATCACCTGCACATTAGATTCGTCGGGTAGCTGCATCCTACCCGGCGAATTTCCGTTTTCGGCTCACAGCACGCATGGCCGCATGCTCGCTGGCACCGGCCGAAGGCTTTCATCTCCGTGTCCGGGTCTCACCGCCCGCCGCGGACTCCCTCGAAGAAAGAAGATTTCCAGATGAACAAGTTTCTCGCAGCCCTCGCGATTGCAGGCGTGATTTTGCCGACGGCGCAGCCCGTCGTGGATGCGCTCGGTGGCGACGCGGCCGTCGTCACGCAGATCGGCTCGGCCGTGGTGCTCGCCTCGACGAAGGCGATCATCGACGTGCAGGCCAAGATCGCCAAACAAAAGGAAAAAACGGCACGCCGGCGCGCAGCGCGCCGGTAAACGCCCGCAGCTCGCGGCGGGCAGACCTCACCACTGCCCGCCGCGTCTCCCCTGTCCCCTGTCAGCCCCCGAATCCTCACGGCTCGCCATGAAAGACCTCTCGCCGTGCAACTCAATTTACTCTCACTCTTAAAACCCACCGATGTCGCAAAAGACTCCATCCTTCTCGCCGCCTTCACTTCCCCGGCCGCTCTCTGGGCGTCTCTCGACAAAACTATTGTTTTTGGCGTCCTTAACCTCGTTATTCTCGCGTTCTTTCGCTGGCGCGCGCTTCGTCTTAAAGCGCGTGAAATCGAGCTTCGATACGCTGAGGAATTCGTTTCGCTCCGCGCCCGTCTCGGCAAATACGAATCGGTCGAATCCTTTTCGCTTCAGGCCAGCGGAAAACCCGGATGGCGCAGAGGGCTCCAAATTCTGGAAAGTCTCCCACGAAGAGGCCGCACACTGGGCGGCAATTAGACGGATGATGCGCACCGAGGCGCGCTGGAAGACCAGGCGCAACACGCGCGGTCTACCGCTCGGCACGGGGCGACACATGACGAGCATCGAGACGACGGAAGCGCTGAACCGGCAGGCCAAAGCGCGTGCGTCTCGGCCGTCGAAGTTCGCGCGCCTCGTCGCCAGTCTCAACAGTTGCGCGCCGGTGCGTGGCCTTGAAGTGCAATATCGCCGTCGGCGCGTCACTGTCATCAACTGCGATCCGATATTCTACAGTGTGGACTGACCACCTGACTTCTGACCTCTGACTTCTCACCCCTGACAAGCTGACATGAGCACTGCAACACCCGCCCCGCACAGCACCGCACAAGAGACGCCGCGCCCGCGCGTCCTCAAGGCAAAAGACCGCGACGGACGGAAGAGCGGCAAAGGAGCCAGCGCGCCGCCCGAGGCCGCGCCCGCGCGCACGGCGACGTGGGTTGACCGCTTCGTGCGCCGCGAACTGGAAGACCCGGCGCAATTGCTCGGCAATGACCTGAACTGGCGCGGGCATCCCCGCTACCAGCAGATGGCCATGATCGGGGTGCTCGAAACGCTCGGCTGGCTCGATGAGGTGAAAGTCAACATCAACACCGGGCGCGTCTTCAACGGCCACATGCGCTGTGAGATTGCGATCTCGAAGGGCGAGCCGGTGCCGACGAGCTACTACGATCTGACGGAAGAGGAAGAGCGGATGGCGCTGGCCACGTTCGACCCGCTGGCCTCGCTCGCTTTCGTTGCGAGCAAAGAGAACTACGACGCTCTGGCCGACCTGCCGGGCGTCGCGCAGGCCGCCGACGGGCTGCAAAAGCTCGTGGCGCACATGGCCGGCCGGGGCAACATCCAGGCGGCCTATGAAACGAATTTTCTCTCAGGATTTTTGGATGCTGCCAGCGCAGAGGCGACGACGACCGCCGGCGCGCAGGCACCGGGAGCTGCTCCGGGCGCGAGTGGGAACGCGCCCGAATCTGTTGCAGGGGCGGCTTCCGTGGGCGACGGCCAAAGAGGAACAGCGCCGGGTCTGCCGGGGAGTGCTTCGTTAGTGGAGGCGGAGCATGCAGACCCGAGCGCGGCGGCCGTCGCCGAATATCTCAAGGTCGTCTTCGCGTTTCTGCCGCACCAGAAGCGCGCGCTGTTCGACCTCATCAACCGCACGCGCAAGGAGCGTGCGTTGGGCGAGGCGACGCAATCGGAAATTTTATTGATTTTGTTGGGGGTGCCACTGAGCGATGATTCTGATACCGCGAGCTGAGAAGGGCGAATCAATCGACGCCCTTGAAACCATGTACCCGTCACGCCTCGTCGTGGCGCGCAACCTTCACACGCAGACCGTCTCGACGACGACGAGCTACGGCTTCGTGGTCGAGGGTGAAGTGACGTTGCGAGTTGACCTGAACGCCTACGAGCTGTCGCGCGGAAATTTCTTCTGCGTGCCCGGCGCATTCACGCTGGAGAATTACAGCCCCAACGGGCGAGTGGTCATCATCGAGCGGCTGGGCTATCGCGGGATGCTCTCAATCGGGCGCATCGAGCGGAAAGGCCGGCTGTCTTACATCGACGGCTGCTCGGATACGCTGCTCGTCGCGCCGCCGCGCCAGGGCGACCCCTGCTTTAACTTCCTGCACTTCCCTCCCGGCATCGACCAGACGCAGCACACGCACCCCTCGATCCGCTTCGGCGTGGTCGCGGAAGGGCGCGGCGTGGCTTATCAGGCGACGGGCGCGGCGAGCGTCGGGTGGGAGAAGGAGTTGAACGAGGGAGACGTGTTCCTGCTCGAAGAACAGGAGCTTCATTCGTTCCGCACGACGCGGCTGCCGGGCGACGCCGGGCCGACGCACATGAACATCATCGCATTCCACCCGGATACGGACTGGGGCGCGACCGACCAGAATCACCCGATGCTCAATCGCACCTACATCGGGACGACGCCGACGCCGGCGGGACAGTACACCGCCACCTAACAGCGCATGATTACGCCGACCGGACGGACGACACAGAACACGAGGGAGCGGCTGGCGCTGACGTACAACGAACTGCGCAGCTACGTTGAACGACAATGCGGCCGCTGCCGCCGCGCCGAGTGCCGGTCATGCGCGATGCTCCGGAGCACCGGGGGCAAGGCGCTCAGAGCAAGATCGGAATGGGCGTTGAAATGCCCGGATCGCGTTTACACCGTCCGCTGACTTACCCGGTCAGTATCTTCTTTGCAAAGTAAGTTTCCCCATCCTCACGACCATGACCAAGAAACTGATATTCGCTCTCGTCAACTTTCTCACGCTCGGCGCGCTGGCTCGCCGGCGACGACGCGCAACAGTCCAGCGCATCCAGGAGCGGACGCGCGCTCTGCTCGACGGCGCGACCCGGCAAGGCCGCCTCGTGATGGGTAAGGCGTTTCACCGCGCGACCATCTGGAAAGCCCTTGGAGCGCACCCGAAGGCGCGCCTGCTGCCCCGCAGAGTACGCCGGGCGGCGATGTTCAACGCGGCGAACCACGCGCACCGGTTGGAGCGTGGCATCGAGGTTGAAATGCTATCGCGCGGCCACCAGCGCCGCATGCGTCGCGGGTACATCGATCCCGCACTACTTTTGCCGACGGTGAAGGCGGGCGCGGACGAGACGCGCAGCTTCACGGCGACGGCAGACCAGGAACAGCCGCCCATGCTGGCGGCTGCATAGTCGCTCCCTGATAGGAGCGACGGCCTCACGCCACCCCGCGCCGGCGAAGACTGGAGATGCACCGAGTCGACCACGGGCGGACTAAGCGAACAGGCCACAAGGGAGAGCGGGCGCGCTCGGCTGAATGCGAAAGACGCCCAACAGTGAGACGGCGGCCGTCGTGCTTATTCAGAGTTGGCGGCCGCCATCTTCACTAGAGGATTTGAGACGATGCCCGGAGTGAATGAACTAACCGAAGAAATCAAGCTGCTGCTCGCGCGGGAAGCGCAGGCGCCGGAGCGCGCCGACGAGCGGGAAGAGTTCAAGAACCTTCAGGAGCGACCGCAGGAGCTTTCGCCGGAGCGTGAGCGCGAGCTGATCGAAAAGTGGTATCGGCCGTCCCCATTTGATTGGGGCGGGGAGATTCATTTCATGCAGACCCGCATCCACGAGCGTGATCTGTTCGTCCGCGAGTATATGCAGGAGCCGATGCCTCGCACGCCGGGCAACGACGATCTGCGGCGGGAGTTGGAGCGTTTCAAGCATCGTCTCGATGAGCGCAAACATAACCCGGACGTGGACGGCGCGGAGTGCGAAGTTAGAGGTTGCGACCAATGATTGAATTATTCCTCGTTTTATTCATCCCGCTGCTGCTCGGCCAGACCGTGCGCAGAGTCAGCCGCGGCTACAACCCGACCGCTGACATTTCCGAGATCACCGGCCGCCCGGTGACGATTGATGAGGTGCAGGGATGAAGCTCAGATTGCCCTCGCTCGCCGCATGGTTCTGGATCGAGGTCGTCGGGTCGGCCGCTCTGCTCGCGGTCTGGCTCATCGCGCCTGAGTGGGAAAACTGCCCGAGCTACATCATCGCGTTCGGTGGCTACATGAGCATCGCCGTCAGTACGTCTGTCATCGCCTTCTATCGTTTACCGTGGCGCTCTCTGAGGTGTCTCTTCTCCCATGACGATTATCATCGTCAGCGCGCCAAGGATGTGTGGTGTTTGAAGTGCGACCGCTATTTTTGAGTTGAATGATGAAGTCAACGGTAGGAAAGAAACAGTCCGCGTATAACTCGGCCTTCGTCGCGCTCGCGGCGAACATCGAGCAGTACGTCTCGCGCGCCGAGATCGACAACCTGGTTGATAGAACGGTCGCGGAGATTCGGCGCGTGACGGCCGGCAAGCGCGCGGCCTATGCGTGGTCAGGCGGGAAGGATTCAATCGCCTTGGGGGGCGTCTGCCGTCTCGCCGGCGTTACGCCCTGTCTGCTCGGCATGACGAGCCTGGAATACCCGGAAATGCTCGCGTGGCTGACCGACAACATGCCGGACGAGCTGACGGTGATTAACACCGGACAGGACCTGAACTGGCTGGCGAAAAATCTCCAGATGCTATTTCCGCAGGATGCGAAGACGGCGGCCACGTGGTTCAAGCAGGTGCAGCACCGGGCGCAGGAGCAATACTACCGGCAGGAACGTCTCGACCTCATCATCCTCGGCCGTCGCCGCGCCGACGGTAACTATTGCGGCGCTCCGGGCGAGAACGTCTACACCTCGAAGGGCGTCACCAGGTATAGCCCCATCTGGCAATGGGGACACGAGCACGTGATCGCTTTCAATCACTACTACGGTCTTCCCTGCCCCCCGATCTACACGTGGCCGAACGGGTTTGTCGTCGGCACGGGAGCGTGGGCGGCCAGACAGTACACCGGCTCCATCGAGAACGGCTGGCGCGAAGTCTTTTCTATTGACCCTTCCGTGGTTGAAGGCGCTGCCACACGGATTGAGTCGGCGCGCTCTTTTCTGGCGTCGCGGTCGTGACGGGACGCCGCATTTGATAAGTCAACTGTGAGTGCTGCGCAGAGCCGACGCGGTACACCTCAAACACACAATCCTCCGGCAACTCCACCGCATCCTCATCATGAACACGAAACTTGAAGGAACTGAAATAGAACCGGCCGCCGCCGAAACGGAAGAACAGCGGCAGGCGACGCCGGGTGATGGCGATCTGTCGGCCGACGATCACGCCGACGGCGAAGGCCGGGGCGTCACAGAGCGAGAGCGCATGCAGGAGGCGCTCGCCGGCCGAACCCTGCTGCCGGGCAACCAGATGAGCCATCACCTCGCTGTCGCAGTCGCTCTGCGTGTCGATGCCATACGCCGCCTTCAGTTCTCGGAAGTTGTACAGGTTGCCATTGTGTACGAGCAGCGTGGATTGACCAGCCAGGAACGGGTGAAAGTTACGGAGGTCTTCCGACCCGCCGACGGTGGCGAGGCGAGCATGCCCGAGGGCTACACGAGCCGCGTCGAGTTCATCGAGTACCTGGAGCGACCGGCGCAGCGGCTCGCGGCTCCGGCATGCGTGAAGTTTGTCGGTTTCGTCGAGCCAGCCGATGCCGTACCCGTCCATACCCCGACGTCCTGCCCCTTCTGCAATAGACCGCAGAACGCCTTTATCGTGTGAGTCGCCGGCGAAGCCGAAGATGCCGCACATAAATTTTTGATACCTCGAAATAGTCGTGACGATTCTCAAGAAACAAACGGTCGATCTGGATGTGCTGACGCTCTCGCGCCGGCGCATCGCTCGTCTCTTCGATGAGTTCGATGAAGTGTCGGTGATGTTCTCCGGTGGGAAAGACTCAACCGTCGCTCTCAATCTTACACTCGAAGAGGCCGAGCGCAGAAACCGCTTGCCCTTGGATGTGGTCTTTTACGATGAAGAGGCTTTGCCGCCTGAAACCATTGAATACTGCGAGCGCGTCGCCCGCGATCCTCGTCTCACCTTACGCTGGTACTGCCTACCTATCCAGCACCGCAATGCGTGTTCTCGCAAAGCACCCTACTGGCATCCATGGGCTCCTGAGGATCAGCCCTTGTGGTGTCGCACCCTACCATCAGGCGCGCTCACAGTATTGAGCGGTTTCAAACGGCAAGCCATCCCCCAGTGTAACGAACTCATCTACCCCGACCGCTCGAAGCGCACGGCCGTCGTCATGGGCATCCGCGCCAGCGAATCGCTCCGGCGCTACCGCTCGGTCGCGCAGCGCGTCGAGGACAACTGGATATCGCCCGATCCCAACTGTCCGCACGTCTCACTGGTCAAGCCGATTTACGACTGGCTGACGGCGGACGTCTGGACGGCTCCGGCCGTCTTCGGGTGGGACTACAACACGACCTACGACGTGCTTTCACGTCTCGGCATTTCGCCTAACGATCAACGGGTCTGCCCGCCCTACGGGGAAGAGCCGCTTCGTGGTCTGTGGATGTACGCCCAAGGCTGGCCGGAGCTGTGGGAACGCATGACGCGCCGGGTACCGGGCGCTCGCACGGCCGCGCGCTACTCGCGCTCGCCGCTCTACGGGTTCGGCGCGGACGTCGAGCGCCCGGCCGGGCTCTCCTGGCAAGAGGCCATCGCGGCAGCGATTGAGAAGTGGCCGGCCGCACAGCGCGCGCTCATCGCCGAGCGCATCCAGTGGGAAGTCGAAAACCACTTTCGCAAAAATCCTCAGTCGTCCATCCCGGAGACTGACGCAACGATGTATGACGGCGGCGTGACGTGGCGTTTCCTCTACACGCTGGCCGTCCGCGGCGACCTCAAAGGGCGCAGGCGTCCCGACATGCACGCGCCGAAGAAAAACGACTAATGGGACTCAAAAAGGAAATCCTGGAGAAGAACGTCATGGAGCTTGCGCGCGAGCGGTTCGCGCGCTCGTTTGACGAGTACGACGACGTGGCCGTGTCTTTCAGCGGCGGCAAGGATTCGACCGTCTGTTTGAACCTGGCGCTGGCGGAAGCTCGCCGGCGCGGTCGCCGTCTGACGGTCTTTTGCTTCGACGAGGAAGCGCTGCACCCGCCGACCGTGGAATACCTGGAGCGCGTGGCCAGCCTGCCCGACGTTGATTTCCGCTGGTACTGCATTCCGGTCGAACACCGGAACGCCTGCTCACCCAAGAAACCTTACTGGCATCCGTGGGCGCCGGAGGATCGCGCGCTGTGGGTGCGCGAGTTGCCGCCGGGCGCGATCACGGAGTTGCCCGGCCACCGGCGCGAGCCGATTTCCGGTTCGATGGCCTACTGCTTTCCGAACGAGGGGCGCACCATCGGACTCATTCTCGGCATTCGCGCCGATGAATCTCTGCGCCGCTACATGAGCGTGACGCACGCGGTCGAAGACAACTGGATCAGCGTGGACTCGCACGCGCCCTGGATGGCGAAATTAAAACCTATCTTCGACTGGACGGCCGACGATGTGTGGACGGCCACACAGCGCGAGGGATGGGACTATAACCGCACCTATGACTTGATGGCGCGCGTCGGCATGCGCTACGTCGATCAGCGCGTGTGTCCGCCGTTCGGGGAAGAGCCGTTGGCCAACCTCTGGATATATCAGCAGTGCTGGCCGGAGATGTGGGAGCGGATGACCCGGAGAGTGCCGGGCGCGCGGACGGCGGCCAAGTATTCGCGCTCGCCGCTCTACGGTTACGGCGGCGTCCCGAAAGACCCCTCGAAGTCCTGGCAGGAGATGATTGCCGAACGCCTGGCGCGCTGGCCGGAACCCTACCGCACGGCCATCGCCAACCGGCTCCGCGGCGAGATTGAGCGCCATTTCGACAAGAACCCGGATGAGCCGATTGTTGACCGCAGAACCGACAACCCCGACGGCGGGCTGTCGTGGGAGTTCCTTTACATGGTCGCGCTGCGCGGCGATTTGAAGGGACGCAAGAAAGTCTTTTTCAAGAGCACCGAGAAGTTCCTCGCGAACAAAAAGAAATGAATTCCTCACTAATCAACCAGCACCCGATTTCGCAAGTTTACTGGGTCGATCCGGAGCGCGTCCGGGCCAACGACTACAACCCGAATCACGTCTTCGACGCGGAGATGGAGTTGTTAGAACTCTCTTTGCTCGAAGACGGTTTCACCCAGCCGGCCGTGATTCGCCTCGACGAAGGGCTGACGCCGCCGCCGACGATGAAGGAAGCCTACCGGCTGGCCATGATGGACGAGTTCGCGCAGGAGGGCGCTTTCGAGCCGTCGCTGGCGCACGTCTGGTGCGAGCGCGTGGCCGACCGTGCAGTGCGCATCATCATGGAAGCGTCATGTGTGATCACCGGCGAGATCGTGGACGGCTACCATCGTCGCACGCTCGCGCTCAAATCCGAGAAGGTACGCGCCAAGACGGGCGGCCTGCTCCCCGTCGTCTTCCTCGACCCGGAGAAGTCCCGCGCCGACCGTCAGCTCTCGACGATTCGCCACAACCGCGCGCGCGGTCAACACGGCATCCTCGCGATGGGCGAGATCGTGCGCGAGTTGATCGAACAGGGTTTGTCGAACGAAGACATCATGACGCGCTCCGGGATGGAAGAAGAAGAGATTGACCGCCTCAGAGAGTTGCGCGGCTCGCCCGACCAGAAGGGCAAAGACTCGTTCGGCAAGGGCTGGCGGCCGACGCGCGACCGCTCCTGACCGGGGCAGAAACGGAGTCCGATAATGATAAGACAATCTAATGTCTTACTATGATGTGATATTAGAACTTCTTATCTTTATCAGACTCCGCTTAGGTACGGTCAAATCGATCACATTGACCGGGTTCAAGCCCTCCCGATAGATAGCCTCTCCGCGGCGCTCCCGCGCCCTCCAAGACCGCCCCCGCCCTTCGTACAGGCGCCATGCCTGACCCGCCCGGACGCAGATACCTCATGCAGCCGGTATTACCTCATGAAGCGACTCCCGTTGATGAAAGATGGAAGAGACACAGCAGCAGTCAAAGCCAATCATCTGCGGTCGGCGCAACAAGACGTGTCGCAAATGCAAAAGGCGCTTCTCCAAAGAGGAATACGAACTCTGGAACTGTCCGGCGTGCGACGAGGATCGTCATTGCACGGACTCGCCGGTCGGCGGCCTGGAGGGCGGCGCGTGCCAGCGACACGGCGGGAAGTCTCTCGGCGGCATCGCCAGTCCGCGCGCGAAGACGCTGGAACATTCGCGCTACGTCCCGAAGCGGCTGCGCTCGGCCTTCAAAACCGCGCAGACCGACCGGGATTATCTCTCGCTCAGATTCGAGCGGGATTACATCGTCTCGCGCCTCGACGAACTGGCGCGCTTGATGGACGACAGCGCGCCCGGGGCGGCGCTCTGGAACGACGCTTACAAAGCGTTCGGGCAGTTCACGCAGGCGCAGGCGCAAGGCTCCGTCCCCGGCATGCAGAAAGCACTCGGCGCGCTGGCCGAGAAACTGTCAGAGGGTAAGCGCGACGGCGACCTCCAGCGCGAATACCGCCAGCTTCAACAACAACTGCAATCCCTCCTGCTGGCCGAAATCCGGCTGCTCAAGGACACGGGGAAAATGATTCCCCTCTTCCAAGTCCAGAACCTGATGCGCCGCATCCAGGAAATCGTTTTCGCTCACATCAAGGATCGTGAAATTCTTCGACACATCGCCGCTGAGTTCCGGGCTCTCGAAGGTGACTAATTTCCTCGCGGATATTTTCACCCCGTTACCCGAAGAACAGGCTCTTGAGATGGAACGCTGCGAGGCGGAGCTTCGTGAGTTCATCAAGGGCGGCTGGCACGTGCTCGAACCGGCCAACCCGTACAAGGCGAACTGGCACATCGATGCGATCTGTGAATTCCTGACGGCC